TCACGACCGGGACCGAGGGCTCTGAGAGACGCAGATGCGGCAGGCGTACACCTGCATGCTGAGATCGTGGGCGCCCGACGCGCCCTGCGCGATACCCGCGGGGACTGCGCCTCCCGTGAGACGCGCGTTGCACCAGCAGCAGTTCCAGCCTTGGTACTGGCCATACGTCAGGTCGCTGACAGGCGGCGGCGTAGGGAGGGTCATGGCGCGCCCTCCGAGGCGAGACGGCACAGGGCCTGCCGGTCGGTGCACGGCTGGTTGCGGAGGCAGGTGCTGCACGCTGCCACGTGGATGCGGTACACGTCGGATGCCGTCGCGCGGACGCACCCAGCGCAGCCGCGGGGGAAGATGGTCACCCCGTCGGGGCCGGGCCGGGCGCCGAGGTCGCGCGCTGTGTGCGGGACGAGGCTGGCGCCGCACCACACGCACACGGCGCCCTCGGTCTGTAACCCGGACAGGCGGCGCACGTTGGGCAGGGGCAGCAGCGCGAGAGGACCAGCGTCACTGCTGGTCGCGCGTACAGCTGGGGCCTCCACGGCCGCGGTGATCCGTCTCACACCACCGACCGTAGAGGCCCCACAGCAGGAGAAGGGGCAGGAATCCTGCCCCTCACCTCACGCGGCCAACAGGCCCAGCTTCACCGCCAACTCCGACGCGCGCTGCCGCCGCTCGGGCTGCTTCGCCTCGGTCTCCTCCAGCACGATCCTGCGGGCGTACCCGTTGTACTTGATCGTCTCCGACGCCGCCTCATGCGCCTTGTCCAACGTCGCGAGCGCCACATCCGGCTGCCCGTCGAGCTGGTAGGCGCGCGCCTCCTCAATCCGATGCCGGGCCCGCCGCGGCCGCGACTTGATGACCGCCTTGTCTGCCCGAGCCGCCTGCCGCACCGACTCCCCACCCTGGTGGAGCTCCACCGCGACCGTCACGGCGTGGGCACCCATGATGGCCCGGGAGAACGACGTCACCGGGTGGAAGTAGCCGGCCGGCAGCTTCTTGCTGGTCTTCTCCGCCTTGTCCCACCAGCCCCATGCCGTGCCGTTCTCGCCGCGGCGCGCCGCGGTGTACCCGGCCTCGAACTGCAACGCACCGGCGACGGCGAGGACGTTGTCGTCCGCGTCCGGGAGGTGGGGTTCGAGGTAGCGGAGCGCCTCCAGCGTGACGGCGTCCGCGGCGTCGAAGTGCGCGGGGCCGGAGTCGCGGTGGGCCTGGGCGGTGAGCCACGCGGCGACGCCGACGGCGTGCGGGTCCTCGGAGTCCTGGGCCGCGACCATGCCGCGCTCGGCGACGCGCCACAGGAGGGCGCTGTCGGGCTGGTAGGCGACGAAGAACTGGCTGAGGCTGTACACCTCGGAGAGGATCGCCTGCGCCGCGCGCCGCTCGGCCGCCGTGTTGGACTGCCGGACCGCCAGCTGGGCGTCACGGATCAGGTCGGGAAGCAGTTTGCCCACGACCTCCCGGTGGTTGGGGGCCTCGTGCCGGGCGGTCCACGCCGCGTCGAGTCGGTGCCGCAGGTGCTGGGTCGGCGGCGCCTCCCGGTCCGCAGTCAGCGGGAACGCGTCGACGGCGGCCTTCACCCCCGCGAGGCGGGGGTGGCCGGGCCCGATGAACAGGTCGACGTGCAGGGTCTGGTCGCCGGTCAGGTCCGCGAGGTCACGGACGCGCAGCAGCTCGGCGATGCGCAGGATCATGGGCAGCTTCGGGGGTTGGATCTGGCCAGTCTCCACCTGCTTGACCCACGACGGGGACTTGCCGAGGAAGCCGGCGAGGACGGGTCGGCTCATGCCGCGGCGTTGGCGGTAGATCTGCATGCGTTGGCCGAACGCCATGGGGTCGGCGTAAGGGTCCGGGGTAGCATCGGATGGCATGGTCTCGCCCCTTTCCTGGTTACGGGTCGCACTGTCCAGGGTAGGGGCGGGGCCGTTTTCGTGTGAGGGGTCTGTGGTGGAAGGGGCCGCGTAGGCTGGTGGTATGTCCCCCGATCTCGTGACCCGTGGTCCCGTGCGCTCTGCTGCGGAGTTGAATCAGGCGATCCGCGCGCTGTGGACTGGGCCGGGCGGGCATCCGGCGCTGCGGCTGACGGATGAGCAGCGGGAGGAGTACGGGCGGCTGCTGGCCGAGCTGCGGCAGGTCGAACGCGGGGAAGTCGTCGAGGCCGCGTAGCCTACTCGCCGAGTTCCTCCGCCGTGACGGTGTCACCGATCGACACCCACAGCACGTGTGCCTGCGCCGATTCGAAGTTGCCCCCACGGTCCCGGGCCTGTCGCTCCAGCTCGGTATACGTCAGCCCGAGCTCAGCAAGGGCGTGACGGCAGCCAGCGAGCCACTCCTCGCGGGTCACCTCGATCACCACGTCGTCATCCACACCCCCAGCATGGCAGAGGGCCCCGCCCGCCGTAGCGGACGAGGCCCGTGAGGGTTCTTGCCAGGTCCGGCAAAAAGCCCGGTCAGGCGATGACGTGGTGCACCCACCAGACGGAGAACCCGACCCAGCCGCCGACGAACAGGACCTTGCCCGCCTTCGTGTGGACCCGGCACCAACGGCGCGTAGCCGCCGACAGAGTGGCCTCCTGCCGGGCAGTCCGCAGCGCATACGTCTCCACCACAGCCCCGGCCAGGATCAGCCCACCCCACACCGCGTCGCCCGGATTCACCGGCCGACCGCCGTCCAGATGCCCAGGCCGATAGCCGTCGCCGACGCCAGCCCGGCGATCGACTGCAGCGGCCACTGGCGGCCCTTCACCGCGTCGAGGTCGGCCTTCAGCGGCTTCAGCTCGTCGTCACGCAACTTCCGTACTTCGTCCTCCAGCTCGCGCCGGAGGTCACGCACGTCCTGCTCTGTGCGGGCCGACCGTTCGACGAGGACAGCGCAGGACGTCTTGATCTCGCCGAGGTCTCGGCCGAAGCTGCCGATGTCGCTCCTCAGGTTGGCCAGTTCGACGGCGACGGAGGTCGTCTCCGGCGGCGTCACTCTCTCACCGCCTCAGCCCCGTCGGTCCGCAGCCACGACGGCAGCAGCCCCTGCACCGACGGCAGCGCCATCACCCGCGCGAATCCACCCGCCACCGCCAGCGCCCCCGCCACCCACGGCAGCGACTCCGGCACACCCGACGCCGCCACGATCCCCGGCAACGCCACCGCGGTACCCACCGCCGTCTGAAGCACCGTGCGCACGGTCCGCTTCGTCTCTTCCTTCGGCATGATCACTTCTCCTTCTGCGCGAGCGCGCGAGCGTGCGCGTCGATGCGCGCGTACTTCTCTTCCGTGGTATGGCCGTCCCACGTGTTGATCTCCGAACGCGTCACGTGCTCGAAGAGGTCCATGTCGTCAGGCGAGACGTGCCACGACGCTTGCCCGGTGGGCAGATCGACGATGACGACTGCCCACTCAGGCTCGGCCGGGTCGTGGTAGCCGATCGTCGACGGGTACGCCGCCGCCAGATGGGCAACGAGATGGCTCCGCTCGCGGTACACCGCGTCAGCGGCGCTCACGGGGTCGGCCCCGTCACGTCGACGCTCACCTTCACCACCGCGTCCGCGATGGCCTTCTCGACCGCAGCCACTACCGTGGCTGTGTCGACGTCCTCACCGACCATGCCCGCGAGCTTGGTGATCGCCGCCGACTGCGCGGCGAGCTGCGTGTTCGCCTTGTCCAGCCGCTTCAGGATCTCCGTCTGCACCGACGAGAGCGTCCACGTCGGGTTCGTCGCCGGCGCACCCGGAACGGAGATCACCCCGTCCAGCGTCAGCACCGCCTTCGCAACCTCAGCTGCAGTGGGCATGTCGTCCTCCTCGCTCTTGCCGGCCGCCCGGGCGACGATGCCCGGGAACACGACCTCACGGAACTGCTTGATCCGGGCCGCGCCCGGACAGGCCGTGCCGCTGGTGGACCACTCCGGGAACATGGAGTGGTAGCCCATCCCGGGGTCGTCGTGGCTGCGGCAGATCCGCAGCGGGATCCCGTGGTGCTGGTGCAGCCACACGCCCAGCTTGATGAGTTCCTCGACCTGGGCGGCCGTCCACGGGTCGGAGCCCTTGGTGTTGGACGCCGTCTCGATCGATACCGCGCCCGTGCCGTCGGGCCGCCGGTTGGCGCCCGCGTTCGCGTCAGCGCGGGTCTCCGTGCCGATGAACTGGCCGAGGTCCCCCTCGTAGCCCAGCCCGAAGTGGGACTCCAGGTTGGTGGAGTCGCGCCAGTACTCGTAGGTCCGCTTTGCCGTCCACGGCGCGATGATGCTGTGCACGATGAACTGCGTCGGCCGGATCGCCGCCTGCTGATCGGACTCCGGCTGCAGCTCCATCTTGGTGGCGCCCGGGTACCAGGCCATGTCAGCCGCCCCCGACAGCGGTCCACTGGACGGCGTACGCGGCGGCCGTGCCGTACCAGACCAGCTCGTGCGACGCGTCCCGCACCAGCCAGCCCCCGGCCGGGATGACCTTCCGCGAGCCCTCCGAGCTGAGCAGCATCAACTGCACGCCCGTGTCGCTGGAGATCGTGTACGCGCCGTCCAGCCACTCCGCGACCGCGGTGCCGTTCGTGCCGTCGTACTGCATCGACTCGTGCCGTCGAGTCACGATTGCCATGAGGTCTCCTATGCGGTGCGTCGCAGCTCAAGCCACGAGTCGGTGTACAGAACCGCGGCGATGGCCGACGAAGCGGCCTGCGCCCAGTCCAGGGAGAACGTTCCGGCCGTGCTGCCGACGCGGAGCGTGCCGTGAAGGATGGCGCCCATGTCCGCGTCGCTGGTGCCGTAGGCGTTGCGGGACTGCGTCACGTCGTTGGACTCCATACGCAGGCTGTAGCCCGTCGTTCCCGACGCCGCGGTGCCCGAGCCCGGGGCGGCCAGGTGCCACTCGCCGAGCGACCCCGTGGGGACGGAGAAGTCGATGAGCAAGTCGGCAGCCGGGTCGGCGAAGTACTTGATCCACCCGTGCCAGATGTAGACGGCGTTCGCCTCCACCTCGAACTGCAGGTGCGGGTCGGCCGTCGCCGTAGTGGTCGCCGCGCGGCTGGTATCCGCGGTCTTCCGCGCAGTCTGCGGCAACATGCTCCGCAGCAGAGCGGCGGTCGCACGCTGTCCGGCCGCCGGCTGGGGGTAGTACTCGGCCACGCTGCCCTCCTTACAGGGGAAGAATCCAGGGGTTCGCGAGGCGCACGTCCGCGCCCGCGCTGTGTGCTTTGACGACGCCGTTGACGCTGCGGGTCACCGTGAACGTCTGCGGGTCCGTCAGCTGGAAGTTGTCGTAGGTGAACGTCAGCGGCAGAACGTTGGTGTTGCCGCTGCCGAGGACAGACCGCACACCCACCGACCCGGCCGTGCTGAGCGATCCGTCGGTCACCGTCGACTGCCAGTCCGGCTCCGCCTCGCTCGTCGCCCACGCCTTCGCCCGCAGCCGCGCGCCCTTCACCTGGAAGCGGATCGTGAAGAACGTGCTGGCCGCGTGCGTGCCCGGGATCGTGGTCGTGGACAGGTCGGACTGGGCGCCGCCGACGCGCTTCTGCAGGACGAGACGGAGGGTCTGGTCGGTGCGGAAATCCAGCCTCGCGCCGTAGGTGTTGTTGGCGTCCATGTAGCGGCCCAGCACCATCGCGTACTGCGAGTCGCCCGTCGCCAGGGCCGCCGTCGACACGCTCACCCGCACGTCCACATCAGCCGACGGCGACGGCACCACGCTGAACCGCGAGCTGTTCACCGCCGTGGGGCTGTGCGTGGCCTGCGTCCCGTTCGTGGCGTACTCGGAGGCCGCGCCACCGGTATTCGTCCACGACTGGCCCGTATCCGCCGTGCCCCACCCGTTCGAGGTTGTGCGCGTGAACGTGTCCGACACGGCCCCGCTGACAGCGGTCACCCGCATCACCTCGCCACCCACCCGGATGTCGAACGGCCAGTCCGCGCTGCTCGTCGTCCACAGCGTCACCTCACCCGGCGACGGCGCCACCACCAGCGACGTATCCGACGAGCCCACCGCCGACACCAGCACCGAACCGTCCGTGTCGATGCGCGTCTCGTCGTCCAGGTAGCCCACCGTGTACGGCGACGCCGGCGCGCAGGCGAACGTCAGCCGTTGCTCGAAGTGGTTGATGGTCTCCGGGTCGATGCCCAGGATGAGCTGGTCGATGGTGTCCGGGGCGAGCCACGCGGGCGGGTTGGTGATCTGGATGCGGTCGCCGAGGCGGAGGGCGAGGATTGCGCGCCGCATGTCCGGGGTGATGCTGGGGTGGGCCAGGTTCACGCTGATGCGGGGGAAGCGCTCCTCGTCGGTGGTGCCGAGGTGGACGCGCCACGCGGCGTGGTCGCGGATCGTAGCCCGGTCCGTCGTGGCGAGGTTGAGGGTGAGCCCTGAGCTCTCGCCGTACTTGCCGATCGCCTGGGTCCCGAGCGGGCCGTCGGTCTCTTCGTAGGTCTCCGACACGCCGCCCGCGGTGACGGTCAGCACGTTCTGAGTGGTCCGGTCGTCCTCCACTGGCACTGGCACTGCGGCCAGGTTGTAGCCCGAGTACGACAGGATCAGCGCGGGGTCCTGGTTGTAGAGGCTGGCGCGGGTGCGGTAGCCGAGGCCGAGCGCCGAGCGGGTCTCGTACAGCAGGCCGCCGTCAGCGAGTACCGCTTCCTGTATCAGGGTGAGGGGGTTCGCCTTGCCCTGGGCGCCCATCCGCACTGTGTCGTCCAGGTCGCCGACCCACTCGAACGGGATCGCTTCCTCGCCGCACAGCCGCTGGATGCGGCGGCCGGCTGTCTCGCCGATGGGGTTGAGGCGGGCGCCGAGGGCGTCGATGTCGCTGATGGCGTTCTCGACGGTGATGTGGCCGAGGACGCCGCCTGTGAGCCCCGTCGTGCTGTTCGGGCCGACGGCGGAGATGGACGCGACGAAGGCGTGGACCGCCGTGCAGCGGGTGAGGCCCTCGGTGTTCCGGGTCAGCGCCGTGGACGACTCGACGCCGTTGAGGACGTCGAGGGTGCGGATGGTGTAGATGGTGCTGGAGCCGGACTCCTGGAACTCCAGGCTGACGTACAGGAGCTTGTTGCGGATGTCGAAGGTGTGGTCCAGGTCTACGCCGAAGTTGGTGCCGTCGTCGCCCATGAAGATCAGACTGAGACTGCGGGTGGTGGCGTTGTAGACCAGCTCGTAGTGGGCGAGCGGCGTGGTGCTGGTGTCCACGGCCTGGCTCACCCGCATGATCACCTTGCGGTCGGACAGCGACGTCGACGGCGTCGTGAAGAAGAAGCGGACCTGCGTCGCGGTCGGTGTGTCGTACCGGGAGACGCCGCCGCTCATCGCCGCCCCGGTGAAGACGGGCAGCGGGTCACTCGCTGCGAACCTGGTACTCGCCGCCAGGTCCGGGGTACCGGTGGAGAACGTCATCGGGCTGCCGCTGGTGACCGCCGAGGCAATCTGCGTCGAGCCGTCCGCGTCCTCGCACGGCCAGTACGCCACCACGCTACTCGCGAGCGGCTCCGTGATCGCCCGGTACACCACCGACCGCTCCGGCGCCGGGCCCTGCGCCAGACGCTGCAGGATGCCCGCCACCGTCACGTCGACCCACACATCGCTGCCCGACGGGTCCCAGTTCGGGGCCCACTCGGTGACCTCGCCCCACAGTCGGTACGCCTTGCCGCCGTTGCCGTCCGGCACGCTGATCCGGAGCGGGGTGTTGCGGCCGATGGACCCGTAGTACGGGCCGGAGGGGTTGCGCGGGGAGAAGCGGCCGTCCTGGTTCTTCAACTGCAGGGTCGCCGTCGCGCGCTCGGTCTGGGATCCCTCGCTGCCCTGGATGCCGTAGGTGATGCGGATCTGGCCGCTGTCGTCACGGACCATGCAGTAGGAGGTGATGTCGACCCACTCGCCCGCCACCCACAGTTCGACCTGTACCGGCTCGTCGTTCGACGCCTCTCCGCTGCCCCGTAGTGGGCCGGGCAGGTTGGTGAGGCGGCGCCGGACGGCGGCGACGAGCGGGGCGATCGGCATCGGTCAGCCCACCTCCTGGAAAATCACCCAGCAGCGCATGTCGGTGGCCGTGGTCGGCGTGGTCGCGCGGACCCGGAGGAACCGGCTCACGGCGATGATCGGGCGGGTGTCGGGCATCCACTGCCGCACGTACTGCAGCCCCGACTCGCCCGAGACGGAGGACAGGGAGACAGTGTCGAAGACGCGGCTGGCCGTCGTGGTGCCCTCCGCGGTCGCCGTGTATCCGGTCGCGCTGGTGCCCAGGGTGAGTAGCGTGTTCGCCCCGTTGGGGTCCAGGTTCTGCACGCCCGCGTTGACGTGCGCGGTCACCGTGGCGGCCACGTCCGTCTGCAGCAGTTCGACGACGCCGTCCGCACCGGGCGGGTCGTCCAGGCTGAACCCCCACTCCAGCAGCTGGATCTGCCTCGTCGACGGCGTGGCGAGCTGGAGCATCGTCTTGATGCTCGTGCCCGTCGTCACCGACTGCTGCGCGGCAGTCGTCGGCGCCGGGCCATTCCACACGATGTACGGCACTATCCCGTCCCTTCCTCGTTACCTGCCGCGCGGCGGCTGCAGGACCGCCTCGATCGAGCCGCGGGCCTTGACCACCCGCCGGCCGGTGTCCACCCACAGCTCTCCGAACTCGCGCCCGGCGATGCTCACCTGGAGCACGATCGGCTGCGCATCGCTGGTGGCGGCCGGCGTCGGTGCGTATCGGGTGCCGCCGGTGCGGGGGGTGTTGAGCATGGATGCCCAGGCCTGCTGCTGCATGCGGCGGGTGTCCGGCCCGGAGTACACGCGGGACCCGAACGGGAGCCGCACGAGCTCGGGCTCGTGCTCGCCGACCATCGTCCAGCCGGAGCGCAGACCACCCGACGCGGCACCGATGATCCCCCCCGACGCCTTCTTCTTGAACGCCGACTCGATCTGCTTCTCCATAGCCTTCGCCAGCTTGTCCATGGAGCGCGCCAGCTTCTCCTGCGAGTTGGTCAGCTTCTTGACCTGCAACTCCTGCGCCTTGATCGCCGCCCCGAACACAGAGTCCGCCGTCGTCTTCCCCGCCGAACCGGCCGCGCCAGTGATCTGCGACTGCAGCGAGTTCAGCGAGCCGATCTCCGACGACGACGCCTGCAACAGCGCCCCCGCCGTCTCCAGCCCACCGCCCTCGACGCCGGCTTCGGCGACCTGCTGCAGCAGCGACGACGACAGGCCCTTGCCCTTGAGGTCCTTCAGCGCCTGGGCGAACGCGGTGGCCTTGTCCCGGGAGGCGGTGAGGCCGCCCATGATGGACGCGACGGTGACCGGGCCGTCGCCGCTGGCGCCGCGGGTGATGTTCGAGGCGTTCAGCACCCCGGACTTCACGCTGTCGGACAGGGACGCCGCGGCCTGCTTGAGGCTGTCGAGCTTGTCCTTGGCCTTCTCCAGCGACGCGGACACCTTGCCGAGCTGCTTCTCCCAGCTCAGCAACTTCTTGCCGGTCGAGTCGAGGGCCTTCAGTAGGGAGCGCTCCTGCCCGCCGTGCGTGGCCTTCATGATGATGCCGCGCCACTGGTTCAGCGCGTTCACCAGACTGCTGACGCTGTCCGGGTTCGCGAACGCCGACCCGAACTCCGAGCGCCGGTAGCCGGCCATCTGCCCGAAGTGGCTGATGGTCAGGTCGCCCCAGGCGTCCTTCCGGGCCGCCTTCTCCGCCTTGGTGACACCGCCCTTGGCGTACCACTTCACCGCGCCGCCGAGGATGCCCACGGTCTCTTCGGCGATCTGCCGGGACCTGGGCCGCTTCGTGGGGCTGAGCGGGATGTACGCCTCTCCGCCCGTCTCGGGCTCCGCCCACACCCGCCACGCCCCGGCCGGGGCGATCTGCGCGCTGTGGTCCTCCACCCCGCCGTCGGCGAAGGAGCGGAAGATGTTGCCGTTGGCGCTGAATCGCGACGCCGCCCGGTTGTCGGCCGCCGAGCCCACGAACCGCTGCTGCACGTTGATGTACGACGTGCCGAGCACCCGTCCCGTCAGCGCCCGCACCGCGGCGTTGAACATCGCCGCGTTGGCGCCGACCGGCACATTCTTCTTCGAGAACTTCGTGCCCCTCACCCGCTGCGCCTCGCCGAAGAACGGGCGAGGGTTGGCGGCGATCGTGGCCTCGGAACGGCGCTTGTCGAAGGCGTTGAGCTCGCCGCGAGCGGCCCGCAAGGCGGCCTCCGCCTCCCGCTTGTCGGCCGACAACTTCGCCTTCCGCTCCCGCGTCAGGTCCTTGTCGTTCAGCTTCTCCTTGATGGAGGCGAGGTTGTCCTCGGCCGCCTTCACGTCGAGCTTGAGCTTCGCCCGGCTCAGCTTCTCGTTGGCCGTGGTCGCGAACTCGCCGATCTTCCCGTTGACCGCACCCAGCGTCTCGCTGGCGCCGGCCGCCCACTCGTCGAACTTACGGTTCGACTCCTTCAGCGCGTCACCGATGCCGGGGATGTTCCCGAAGGCCATGGCGAGCCCAGACACGACCAGGTCCGCGGACTCGATCGCCGTCTGCGCCATCAGCGTGAAGCCGTTGCTGAGGATCGGCAGCCACTGGATGCCGGTGTTGACCATGTCGATGATCGTCTGGCCGACCGCGACGAACGCCCCGCGGATGGCGGTCTCGTTCTCCTTCGCCCAGTTCGACAGGCCCCGGAAGCCCTCACCCATCGTCGAGACGTCGACGCCCGACACCGCCAGCAGGGACTCGACCAGCGCCCCACCGAGGACGCTCGCCAGATCCGAGGCGACCTCGAAGCCGATCCGGCCGACCTCGTTGAAGGTGCGGAAGACGTCGGCCGCCACGTGCGCCGCCGGCTCCAGGCCCTCCATCGCCCCTTCGAACACGGACGCGAAGCCCTCAACGGCCAGGCCCGCCCCACGAAACGCCTCGCCGAGCAGCGGCCCGAAGGTCTCGCCGAAGGACCCCGCGATCTTCCCGAGCGACGGCAGCAGCGAGTCGTTGATCAGCGACGCCAGACCGCCCAACATCTCCGACGAGCCGCCGATGCCCTGCTCCAGCCCGTCGAACATGCCCGGCAGACCCGTGTCCAGGAACCCGCCCAGCAGGCTGTCCCACGCATCCAGGGCCGGCTGGGACTTGGCACCGAACTCCAGGAACGCCTGAGTGAACGATCCGATCGACCCGGCGAAGTCCTTGAACCACGCCGAGCCCATCTTCACGTTGGTGAGCAGCGCCGACTGGAACGCTGGCGAGTCGGCGAACCGCGCGGCCCTTTCCGTGATCCGGCCGAAGGTGTCCGCACCGATCTTGATGACCGGTGTCAGGTCCTTCATCGCCCCGGACAGGCTTTTCACGGCCTTCTCGGTGTGCGGGGCGACGGTCTTCTCCGCTGTCTTCTTCCAGTCCTCGAAGGCGGGCTTGAGCTCCTTGGCCTTCTTCTTCAAGTCGTCGAGCGCCAGCGCGCCGCCGCCGACGACGGCCGTCATCCCGAACAGCATCGGCGACAACGCGCCGATCGTGGGGAGCAGGGCGCTGCCCAGGGCCACCGCAGTGCCGATCAGCTTGCCCCGCAAGCCCGTGCTGCCGCTCCCCCCGAAGGCGTTTGCCGCGTTGTTGGCCGAGACGGTGAGGGTGCCCAGGTTGCCGCGCAGATCCCGAAGGTCGTCGCCGGTGTCCCGGCTAGCACTCCCCAGATCGCCGATCTGAAGGGTGAGGTTGGCGGCCGTGCCCGTGAGGTGGGCGAGACGGTCCTCTGTGTCTTCCGCACGCTGCCCCAGCCGGCCAACAGCGGTGGCAGCGCGACTCCCGGCCGCGCGCAGTTGGTTCAGCTCACGGGTCGCGTCCTCCGCCGCCGCGGCGAGGCGCTGCAGCGACACCGACGCGGTCACGCCAGCCGCAGTGAGGGCTGCGAGGGAGGTTGAGGCGCGCTGCGCCGCGGTGTTCAAGCCGCGGATGGCGCGGCTGGTGCTGTTGATCTGCCCGGACTGGTTGTCGAAGGTGACGTCGAGGCGGATCGGGGACTGCGCGCGCAGGTCCCGTATGCGGCCGGAGATCGTGGTGAAGCCGGCGGCGGTCCGGTCGTCCAGCCCAACGGAGATGTCCGCGCGGCTGGCTGCCCGGATGGCGGTCATGGACCGCTGGATAGCGGCGAACCCGGCCACCGTGCGGTCATCAAGGCGTACCGCCACGTCGATGTCACGGGCGGCCGCGCGCAGTCCGGTGAGCGCCGTGGATGCAGCCCGGGCACGGTCCCGGAGGGTGCTGAGGGAGGAGTTGACGGAGGTGAGTCCGGTGCCGGTCTGGTTGGCGACCCGGACGCGGATCTCGATGTCGTTACCCACCGTCGACACCTCCCTCTGGTGCTGGTGTTCCGAGTTGTTCGATCTTCAGGAGCCGGAGCAGCTCGGCGTCCTCCTGCAGCAGCGTCGTGAGCGTGTAGCCGGGGAAGCGCTGCAGGAGGCCGAGGATCAGGCGGGCACGGCCGAGGTCTGAGGGCTCTCGGACAGGGGTTCCATCGGAATCGACACCGCCGGGGACGGCTCGCCAGAGGGCGAGCTCTGCGGCAAAGGGTCAGAGACCCCGCTGTTCGCCTTGCGCACGGCGTCGAGCATGGCCAGGATCATGGCCACGTCCTGAGTGCACACGCCCTCATACGTGGTCGGGACGGGCTGCCCTTGATCGTCCTCGACGTTCCACGACACCAGGCGCTTCACGAGCGTCTTGACGATCAGGTCGGCGTCCATGTCGACGCCATCCAGTTCCAGTTCCTCTGCCACGGTCATGCCGCGCACGCTGGCCTGGAGGCCCTCGTACTCGGTGCCGGTGAAGTCCAGCGCGTAGACGCGCCTCTTCGGGCGGTAACCCATCCTATTTACCCCCTATGTCCAGGTCGGGACGGTGCCATCCGACAGGACGCCGGGGACCGCGAAGGTGAGCTCGCCGCTGTCGGAGCGGCTGAGCGGGTAGTCGGTGAAGAGGCACTCGTTGTTGAGGCTCTGGCCGCTGACGGTCAGGGACACGGTGCGCGCCACCGAGGTGGACGGCACGGTCTTGAACACGTCATGGCTCGCGTTCGTGGCGTCGTTGAAGACGCCGTTGAGGGTGATGCTGAAGTCGGCGAGCAGCAGGAGCCGCTCATAGGCCGACTTGTCGATGCCGGTGATGTCCTGCACGCCGCGCGGGGTGGCGAACTGCAGGTTGGTGATGTCGTTCTTGATCGCCCTGGCGGTGCCGCCCGCGTCATCCACGGAGCAGGTCGTCCACCCGAGGCCGCTCTCCTTGGCCATGGCCTATCCCTTCTGCTGCTGGTCGACGAGGCGGAGTTGGTTCTCGCCGAAGTCCTCCACCCAGTCCTGCGGACGGGTGTGCTGCCGCTTCCGGCCGGTCGGGTTGCCCCGCCAGTCCCCGTCACGGACGAGGTAGATCTCGGGTCGGGTGCGGTGCTCGGCGAAGCAGCGCTGACCGCTTTCGAACCGGAACACCGTGAGGCCTTGCTCGGTGCGCATCTCGCGGAACGTGCGCCGCGACTGGCCCCGGATGTAGGCGGCCTGCGTCGCGCCGAGCTCCGTGCGCTCGTCGATGACGGAGTCCCAGCCGTGCCGCCACTGCGGGCAGCCGACCTGCTCGCACGCCGCCACCACGCTCGTGTCACGCGGGCTGGTGATCTGGTAGGTCTGGTACGCCTGCACCGGCAGCGCCGGGTCGATACGAGTCACCGGTCGCATCAGAACACCTGCCCTGCGATCTCGTTCTTCACGATCACCACGGAGAACGCCAGCGAGGAGAACCCGCCCGTCGTCGTGGTGACCGCTCGGATGTAGCGGCGGATGGTGGCGTTGTTCGCCGTCGCGATCCGCTCCGCGGTGCGCCCGGCGGTGAGCTGCGTGAAGCTGAGCCCGGCGACGTCCGCGAACGTCGAGTTGTCCGCGCTGTCCTGGATCTTCACCGTGACGTCCGTGCCGGTGAACGCATACGCCTGGAGGTAAGCCTGCGCCCCGAACGCCGCCGACGCTGCGGTGTCGATCGACGAGCCGTTCGTCGCCGCGGTGTCGGTGCGCACGCCGGCCGTCAGCGACCGGCCCCACTCGACACCGAACCCGTTGCACTGGAGATCGAAGGTGAAGGTGAACGCCCCGTCGTCGCCGCGCTGGCCGTCGTAGTTGACCTGCTTCGACACCTGGCACGCCGCCGGATTCCCCAGCGTCGTCCCCCGGAAGTACGACGCGATCACGTCCGTCGTCGGCAGCGTGCTCAGCCGCGGGTGCACACGGTCCGTCCCCGGGTTGAAAAAGCACGTCCCGCCCATCGAGCCGGTGCGCTTCCCACCGATACGCTCGTGACCGCTCTTGTCGATGCCCGTCGTGTCGAGCGTGGCGGGGCCGCCGGCCACGGCGATGCTGTTGATGTCGCCGGAGACGTCGTACCCGTGCAGGTAGAAGTTGTCGCCGAGCCCGGACTGCTTACTCACGGGGTCTCCTCCCAGAGGTCGTTGACGATGCAGGGCACGGCGATGTCCATGACCCGGTACTTGGTGCCGTCCTGCTGGAGGTAGCCCGCGCGGACGTCGAGGGGCTGGCCGTGGGCGCCGAGGATGTCGATCTCCCGCAGCAGCCCGCCAAGGGTGAAATCACCGACGTAGGCGCCGCAGAGGTCGTCGACGGCGGCGACCATAGTGGGGTCGATCGCGTCGGGCGGGTCGAACATGAGCGTCTGGAGCCGCACCGTGAAGCTGACTCGGGTGGTGACCGAGTTCAGGCCGGACGAGCGCAGAGGCGTGATCTGGTTGGCCCACACGGAGCACGTCAGCCCATGCCCGGGCGCGTTCTCCGGCTCGTGCTGGTTCACCCGCTCGAAGTGCCCGGACGCCAGTGCATGCGAGACGACCGCGTCAAGGAGGCCCATGATGTCCAATGCCATCGGTCAGCCCCCCATCGCGGGGAGATGACGGCGGACGGCCTGCTCGGCGATCTGCGGGCCGCGCTCGCGGACGAGGGTCTTGGTGCGCTTCCAGTGCCAGTAGCCAGGGAAGCGGGTGACTGGCGAGTTGCGGGAGCCGACGCCCTCCAGCCACGGCCCGTACACCACGCCCTGGTCGTGCACGAGAGACGTGTCCGCGCTGAGGCGGGTGGTGGTGACGCGGGACTCGTAGTAGCCCGTCGGGTGCCGGAACGCCATGCCCATGAGCGTCAGCGCGTGCGTCTCGGCGAACTCGGCGATGTCCTCACGCGCGTCGTCCGCCGCCTCCTGCATGGCGCGCTCAGCACGCCCGTCGAACAGCGGGCCCTCGAAGTGGATGTCGATGCTCATACGGACCTCACCCGCGCCTTCCGGCCGTGCGAGTCGTAGACCTGGTTGCGCAGCGTCGCCAGAGCCGTCGCGTCCAGCGCCCGCTCGCCGGTGCCACCGTCGCCGGTCTTCCGGGTGCGGGCGTAGCCGGCCTGCTCGCTGGTGATCCTGTTGATGGCTTCGGCGAGGGCCAGGTCTCGTACCGGCCCGGGCGGGTCCCAGCGCACAACGCTCGCCGCGTCAGCGTGGGTGGCCGCGGTGGTGCCGAGCGCGCCCCGCTGCACGGTGAGCGCGCGGGCCGCGTAGATGTCGACGCCAGCCGCGTGCGCGGCGAGCACCGAACCGTCGAAGGCCCGCTTCACGGTCAGGGTGTTGCCGGCGATGTCGACGATGAGCATCCGCTCGGACTCGACGAGGAGGACCTCGTCGACGGCGAAGGCGCTGCCGTCCGTGACGGTGACGGTCACGCTGTTCTGCTGGGCGGTCAGTCCGCTGCCGCCGACGTTCTGGCCGGTGTCGGCCATCGTGCGGTTGGTGACGAGCATGCGCTCGGAGCCGATGCGCAGCACGCTGCCGACGCCGAGTTCGGCCGACGCGGCGCCGTTCACGGTGATCGTGGTGGCGGTCGTCGTGCCGACGGCGGCCGCGAGCGTCCCGACGGTGGTCTCGTCGAGTTGGTAGCCCCACAGGCCGGTGATGGTGATGTCCCGCTGGTGGGTGTCGCCGCCGCCGAACGCCGCGCTGGAGTCGAGGTCGATCTCCAGCCGGTTGTAGGGCGGGCCGGAGCGGTTGGGCTCCAGGAAGTAGTCGCTCGCGGCGATCGTCGTGCCGCCGGAGGTGAGGGTGGTGACGGAGATCAGCTCGGAGTCGTCGAGCCACAGCCGCCACGACGGCCGGTACTGCGAGCCCGGCCAGTCGAAGGACCGCGTGGCCGTCTCCGGGTAGAACCGGCGGTGGCACAGCGCGTCGATCCCGCGACTGGCGGACTGCAGGGCGCGGTCGATCTGTGCGCTGCTGCGGGCCGTGGCCTTCACGTCGAGGGCGCGCATCACGTCCTCACGCGTCGCGTACACCGGCTGGGTCATCTCTCGTCACCTCCTCTCGTGGTCTCGTGCAGGGGGTCAGGCGCGGCCGTATACGGAGAAGCCGACACCGGTGAAGCTGGGGGTGGTGCCGGTGAGCTCCCAGCGGATGCGGCCTTGGTTGCCGAGCGTGTAGCCGGTGCTGATCTGCCCGTAGGTGTAGCCCGACGACGTGAGCAGCGCCCCGCCGATCGACGTTGCTGACGAGGTCTGCACCCAGTTCCCGAACTCGTCCGCCACCTCGAAGAACACCGCCAAGGTGGGGGTCGTACCGGTAGGGGCGTTGCCGACGTGAACGACGAGCAGCCCATTCGAGACCGTCGAGATGTCGATGGCCTCGGCACGGTTCGTCACGAGGTTCGTGACGCTCGCACTGACGTGGTTCGTGCTGGAGTTCAGCGTCAGACCGGACGCCTTGAAGATCAGGTTGTCCCGGATCGGCATGCTCGTCGTCCCTCCCCTCAGTCGTCAGCAGAAGCCGCGGTCTCGCGGCCACTGGTAGCCGTCGCTTCGGCAGTGGAGGACTCCGCTGCCTTCCGGCCCGGCTTGGAGCGGTTCCCCGCAGTGCGGGCACGCGACGGGCGGGGTGTCTCGCTCGGCTCGGGCGTACTCGGCTGCTTCTCGCTCGATGTCTCGGAGCTGCTCCCAGCTGATACGTCCTCACCCGCCTCGGGTCCGGCGATATCCGCCGCGTGCGACGCACCGCCGTGAACGGTGATCTTGCCCATGTGTGCGCCTTCCTCGACGTGGCCTGTGCTCTTGCAGTGCGGGCACCGGGCTGCACCCACCGAGTAGCGGGCGGTGCAGCCGGTGCAGATCCACAGGGTCATCAGGACAGCGGCGCGATCAGCTTCTCGGGCGCCCGCGACGTCGTCAGATCACGCAGCAGGTACAGCACGGCGCCCAGCTGGGCGTTCGTGCCGACGTCCGCGACGTCGAGGCTGATGTAGTCGTAGCCGTCCGACAGGGAGCGGGCGTCGACCTCGATCGCGATGATCTGCTGCGACTCCGCCGAGGTGCCGGCACCGCCGGGGTCGGCGATCGTGGCCGCGGCGGACTGGGTGACCTTCGTCCACTGCTCGTCGCCGTCGAGGGTGGCCTCGGTCTTGAGGTAGTAGTGGTCGATGATCGCCAGGTTGGCGGTCGTGCCTGCCGACGAGGCGGTGTGCTGCTTCAGCGTCAGCGTCGGGTCGTCACCGGCGGTGCCGGCGCCCTTCACGACGAGGATGGTGCAGCCGCCCGCGTTGCGCAGACTGACGCGCTTGCCGGTGACGGCTGCGGTGGAGAGGTCGACAGGTGCGGCGCCGATGCTGACGTCGAAGCTGCGGCCGAGTGCTTCCATGGCCATGGAGGTGGTCCTTTCTGTCTCGGTGCAGCCGGGTCAGGCGGCGAGCTCGACGAACGGGGACAGCGTGTTGCTGGAGCCGTTCTGGGGGGTGATGGCGGACTGCAGCCAGGGGCGGCCGTCGACGCGCTGGATGATGCGGAACGTCGTCTTGTCCGAGCCGAACTTGTAGTCGGTGGACGAGTCGGCGGTCATGGTCTGGCGGTCACCGACGAGGTAGTAGCCCAGGTCGGTGAAGGCGAGGTCGCCGCGGGAGCCGAGCGTGCCGCCCTTCTCGGTGATGATGAGCGGCCGACCGAAGATGCTCATCGGGGCGGGGCCGGTGGCGTTGACGACGAAGACGCTGTTGCCGCCGGTGCCGACGGACAGGCTCATCTTGAGCAGCTGGGGCAGGGCGTCGGGGGCGCAGGTCCACACGGCGCGCGACAGCGACGAGGGGAGCATGCGGGCGTACATGTTGACGATGTCGTCGTACTTGATCTGGTTCGCCGTGGTGCGGGTGACCGCGACGGCGGCCGCGTTGCCCTCGCCGCGCCAGCCGAGCGGCTCGCCCACGCCGGTGCCCGAGATGAACTTCGCGTCCTCCTCGAACGCGAGGGCCTGCGGCCACAGACGCTCGATCAGCGCGGAGAACGAGGTGATGGAGTCCTGGAGCAGCTCGTTCGGGACCGCGCTCAGGCCGGTCAGCTTCTTCGCGTCGAGGGTGACGCGGCCGAACTTGGGGTTCGAGTCGGTGAACTCGGCGCCCTCCTCGCCCCAGTAGGCGACCATGCCGCCGAACACGCTGCCGTTGTTCGTGGTGGAGTCGATCATGGGGAACGGCACGCGGGCCGACTCCATGGGCACGACCGTCGCGAGCGGCCGGACGATGGACTGCTCCAGCGCGATCTCCAGCAGCTGGCTGCGCAGGGACTCCGGGACCAGGAACCCACCGTCGGCCGGCGAGACGCTGCTCGCGGCGTTGCGGAGCGCGCCGAGCTTGTCGGCGTCCGCGGCCACGTTCTTGTGCCAGATGTTGCGGACGTAGTCGATGGCGTTGGAGAAGTGCGAGTCCACCGCGGCGCCCGGCGCGGCCGGGTTGTACGCGGTGGCCTGCCGGTGCGAGGTGAGCATGTTCGCCCGGTTGCCGTTCGCGTCCAGACGCGCGCCGTTCTCCGGGGACAGGTTCAGCCGCTTGATCTCGTCGCGGTCGCCCTTGGCGCCGGCGTCGCGGAGCATGTTGGCGATGCCGCGCTGGACGCCCTCGTCGATCTGCCGCTGCAGGTCGCTGCCGTCGCCCTGCTGCCGGTTGGCGTACTCGATGATGAAGTTGGTCAGGTCCTCGGGCGTCTCGACGACGTCCTTGGCCTTGGTCGGGTCGGCGAGCATCTCCGCCAGCTCGGCGGCGTTGCTCGGGATCGTGGGGGTTGCCATGCTGCCTCCTTCAGGCTGCTTCCGTCGCCGAGCTGGCCGCCGACGTGCTGTGGGTGAAGCGGGCCACGAGCGCGGCCCACGGGTCAGGCTTGGGCTGGGAGAGGTGAGCGACCATGGCCGCCCACTCGTCTACGGGTTCAGCGGCCGCCTCCGGCTCCGGCTCGGCGGTCGGCTCCTCGGGGGCGGGTTCGACGGGCGTGGTCTCAGCGACCGGCTCGACGGGTGTCGTGTCCTCGACGGGCGGGGCCACTGCGGCGGCGAGCTGCGCGGCGATCTCCTCGCCGATCAGCGACCGGATGTCCTCGGACAGCGTGTGCGACTCCCGCTCCAGGGCCACCGGCTCCGGTGCAGGGGCCTGCTCGCGACCGGCGTACCGGAAGACAGAGAGGTCCCAGGAGGCGGCCACGGCCAGTTCGCCGGGTGCGCGCTCGCTCTCGCGGGTCGGCGCGTCGACCTCGTCCGCGAGGCCAGCGTCCACGGCTTCCTGCGCGCTGAACCACGTCTCGCGCTTCATGGCCGCGCGCCAGTCCTCGACGCTGCCGCCTGCGCGGGCCGCGTAGATCCCGGCGATCTTGTCGGACTGGCGGTCGAGGAGTTCGGCCATCTCGCGCATCTCGTCGGCGTTTCCGACGGCGAGCCCGGCCGCTTCGTGGATCATGAATTCGGCTCCCTGCCGGGCCACGATTCGGTCACCTGCCATGGCGATGACCGAGGCGATCGACGCGGCGAGGGAGTCGACGTAGACGGTGACGGGCGCGGGGTGCGCCCGCAGCGCATTCATGATCGCAATTCCGTCGAATACCGAACCGCCAGGGCTCGACAGGTGCAGGTTGATCTGCGACGCGCTCAGCGCCTTGATGTCCGCGACGAACTCGTCGGCCGTGGTGCCGAGCCAGCCGATCTCGCCGTAGAGCATGACGTCGGCCTCGCCGCCTGCGAGGTTACGGATGCTGTACGGCTTCTTCTCGGACGCGATCCTCGCCCGGATCTTGGACGGGTCAAACGGCATCAGCCTGTGCCCCCTTCCGGGCCTGCTTCCGCTGGTGGGTTCGTTCGGCGTGGCAGTTCGCACACACGACTTCACACTTGGCGATCTCGGCCATGAGTCGCTCGTAGCTCGCCCGTGTGATGCCCGCGCTGACGTTGAACTCTTTGGTTTCGGAGTCGAGGTGATCGAACTCCATGACGTAGTACGGGTAGCGGACACCGCAGTCCGTGCACGGCTGGTTCTTCGCTGCCCGCACAGCAGCGCGGTTGCGGCCGATGACGCGGTGAGCTGCCTCGCGGGCCTCGCCCGGGTTCCGCTCCCGCCACTTCTTGGTCGCGACCCTGTTCGCTACCCGGACGACTTCCCTCTCGCCCTCGGACAGACTGCGGTGACGCTCCTGGCACTTCCCGGCGTGCGCAGCCGCGCACGGTGCGCAGGCTTCTTCGGCGTGCACGTAGTGCGCCTGGTAGCCAGCAGCCGTGCCGGTGCGTCCGCCAGGGAAGTCGAGGGTGGGGAGTGCGCATGCCAAGCCGGGCTCGGGGACAAGGGCGCGACGGCAGTCCGAGCACGGGCGCTGCCCGGCGCCGAGGTGCGCCTTGTAGCCGTCGAGGGTTCCCTGGATGCCGCCGGGGAAGCAGGCGAGGGAGCGTGCCCTCTCTTCAGCGCGGATCCGACGCCGCGCCGTGGCACAGGACTCGCATACGGGTTCGCCTGCGTGGCGGTGCGCTCCGTACCCGGCGATCGTCCCGGTGCGCCCCTGGGGGTAGCCAGGGGTGGGTTTTGCGCAGGCAGGGGTAACGTAGGTCATGTCGATCTGCTCTCTCAGGTCGGCCATGCCCCGGGGGTGTTCCAGCACCCGCCGGGGTCCATTGTTGATACGTCCGATTCTACCGTTTCCGCAGGTCAAAGCCCTTACGGAGCGGCCGAGTTGGGGCGTGATGATGCTCATGCGTCACCGCCCTGACGCCGCTTGACCACACGGCACCTGCACTCGTTGCCGTACTCCGCACCAGTGCAGTGCACGTAGCCGGAGCCGCCCGGGTAGTCCTTGAAGGCCGCGGCGCGGTTGCGGTAGAGCTGGCCGTCGTTGTCCCGGCAGGGCTGGCAGGTGTTGTCGTCGATGACCGCGACCGCCTGCCACCGCATGGCCGCCTCGATGTCCTCACCAGCAAGCCCGGCCACGGTCTCCGACCACGTGTCCGTCGGCTCCGGTGCAGGGTCGTCCTCGGCGGGCGCGGCGTCGGGCTTCGCCGGGGTCCGGCCGCGGCGGGCGAGCTGCGCCGGCGGCGGCACGTTGAGGTCGAGCCCGGCGCCGGCGCGGTTGAGGATGTCGCGGGCCTCTTCCCAGGTGAGCACGGTGTCGACGCCGAGGTAGATTGACTGGATCATGTCGCCCAGCTCGCGCGGGCTGATGCTGCCGTCGCCGCCTTGCGCGGCCGCGGCTGGCATCTCCGGCAGGCCGACCGCGGACAGGATGCCCTCCGGCGCCCACATACCGGTCTCGGCGAGCGCCTTCGCCGCGTTCGCCCGGGCAGTCAGCGTGGCGGCCTCGGTCTCCGGGTCGGGCGGCGTCGGGTTCTCGTAGTCGAACTCCAGGCCTTCCGCGGCGCGGCCGAACATCGGCAGGAGCTCGTGGTTGAGGGCGGCCTTGATGCGCTCCAGGCGCGGGATGGTCTGCTGCTCCGCGAACCACGCCTTCGCCGCGAGGGCGCTCGCACGGTTGATGTCCTCGAAGTCACCGATCGCGGACTTGCTGATGCCGTAGGCCTCGCGGATCTTGTCGGCGGTGGCGCCGCGCAGCTCGACGAACTGCATGTCGCGCTGGCTGATGGTGCGGTCGATCCACTTGCCCTTCTCCAGGATCGCCACGCGGTGGGCGTTCGCGACGCCCTTGTGCTGATCGGCCCAGCGTTCCCGCAGTTCGTCGAACTGTGAGTCGGACAGGTACTCGTCGAACTGAAGAATGCCGCCCGGCTGCGCGCTGTTGATGAAGAACGCGCGGCTCCATTCGGCGGCGTACCGGCTGGTGTCGAGGTCCGGGAGGATCGACAGCACCGGGCTGAGCCCGCGGTACGGGTCGAGCGGGTTCGGCCGGCGCAGCTGGATGACCTCGTTGAGCTCCAGCGGGATCTGCTCGCCGTCGGGCGACGTGTAGACGTAGCCCTTGAGGAACGTCTCGGGGTCCGGGACGGGGGTGATGCGGTCGGGTCGGACGGGCCACATCTCCAGCGGGATGTTCACGCCGGGGTGGCGGGCAATGACCCACCAGGTCTCGCCAGTGAGGTCGTAGTGCTGGGTGGAGGACTCGACGAACTCCTGCCGCGGCATGAACTTGTTCGGGGCGTTCCATAGGTCGAGCGCGGCGTGGGAGGTGACCTCGGTCCGGTCCTCCGGGCGGCCGCTCTTGGCCTTGCGGTAGAGCTTCCAGTCGACCAGCGCGGTGGCGTTGCTGGTGCGGTCGACGATCGCGAACAGGGTGCCGACCGCGGACATGGCGCGCATCTGGCCCTCGGCGGACCGGTTGCTGCCGAAGAGGCGGCCGTGTGACTGGGCGCGGGAGGCGAAGGGGACGGGTGTGGTGGTGGCCGTGCGCGCGGCGTTCGACAGCGCGCCGAGGAGGGTTCTGGCCACCTACCCCTCCTCTGTGTCAGGTGCCGCCGTAGACCCGCCAGTTCAGGACGAAGCAGCCGACACCGGCAGCGACGAGACCAGCGATCAGGTGCCACACCATGGCAGCACCGGACAACAGAATGATCCCAGTCATGTCAAGCAGGATCGGCATACTCTTATTCAAGGCTTGCATCCACCTGCGTACACGCGCCTTGACCTGCACCCTCACGTTCTTCACGACAACCTCGTCCCCTCGGCGGCGGCTTGTAGGTTCACGACAGTCTCACAGCCAGCGCACCCGAGGACGGCCACCGAGGTCCCGGGCGGCGACCATGTACCGGGCGGCATCCATGCTGTGGTCGTTCTCCTTCACCGGCTCCTCCTTCAGCCCGGTCTGGTTGCCGGGCTTGACGGCCCAGACGTAACCGAGGACTTCCTCAGCGAGGCCGATGGGGAGGGCGGCGGCGTCCATCTCGGGGTCGCGTTCGAGGAGCGCGTCACGGAACACGAACAGCCGCGGCCGGCCGTCGCCCTGCTCCTTGAGGCGGGCGCCGAAGGCCTGGATCCCGTCGGACACGGTCTTGTGTGCGGCTTGGGTGCCCATGCCGAGCTTCCGCTCCAGCGTGGCGCGGTCTTCGGCGTCGTGGTCGGTGATGATGGCGCGCGGCCGCGGATGCCCGGCGAGGAGCCGGTCACGGATCACCTCGGCATGGTCCTCGACGAGCATGCGGGTGCGCACCCACTCACGCACGAGGTACAGCCGGCCGTCGGGGTCCTCGGCCCACATCTGGGCGACGAAGGGGTTCGTGAAGCCGAAGTCCACGGTCACGAACCGAGGCCACGCTTCGGGGACATCGAACGGCTCGATGACGTGCACGGCGTCGGACCAGCCCTCGTAGACAAGGCCTTCGGCGGCGGCCCAGATGCCGTCCCGGAAGCGGAGGCGGCGGACACCAGTGAGGGCGTCGAGCTTGGCCATGTAGTCCACGCCCCGCCCCGTCAGGCTGCCGTCGGCGTTGACGTAGAGGGGGTTATCGCGGTGCAGGCTGTTCAGCATGCGCATGGTGCCGTCGTCACACCGCTGCTTGATCCAGTGCTTCGGATGGTCCGGGTTGCACGCGAGGATGACCTGCCGGTACGTGTCCGCGTTGCCCCGGAGTCGGGTGATGAGGGTCTCCAGCGCCTTGAGGCTGATCTGCGTGGCCTCGTCGATGTAGATCCTGCTGAACTCCGTGGACAGGAACTTCTCGGGCCGGTCGAGCCCACCGACCAGGATCTCCGCCCCGTTGGCGAACTGGTAGGCAGCCGGCTTTCGGGGGCTGCCGCCGAACCACTTGACGACGCCCTCGGCGAGCGCGGCGGTGGCGACCTGCTGCTCGAACGTCACCAGGGTGGATCCGGTGAGGGAGGCGTGGGTCTGGCGGACGATCAGGCTGCGGCAGTTCGGCACCATCAGCGAGGTGTAGAACGCCTTCTGCAGCATCGCCAGGGACTTGCCCGTACCCGCGGGGCCGGCGATGCAGATCTCCTGATCGCGCGCGCCCAGCAGGGTCTTGGCGGCGCCGCGCGGTTCGTACCGCACGACCGTCGCGGTCACACGAGGTCCTGCGGGTCGACTCCCACGATCTCGAACTTCACGCCACCGGAGTGCTCGACCTTGGCGGGCTGCTTGAGGCCGTTGAGGTTCTGGTACTGGTCGCGGATGCGGAGCGCAGTCTGGATGGCTTGGAGGCGCGGTCCGTCGTCCAGGAGGGGTTGGCCGTCTTCGCCGCAGACGACGCGGCCGTGGGAGACCATGACGTGGTTCCGCTCGATGATCTCCATTGCCATGACGTACAGGGCGTCGAGCTCTTCAGATTCGACCTGCCGGAGCTTGGTCACGGCAGGCAGGGCGACGTCGCGCTTCGCGGCCTGGATGCCGCGCCAGGCCTGGGAGCGGTCGTAGTAGCCGAACCGGTCTGCGATTTCTTGGTAGGTGCAGCGGTGTTCGGCCCAGTATTCGGCGGCGGCGGCGTCGCGGCGGACGTTGTCCATGCTGCGGACGAAGCGGTTCTTGCCGTCGCGGGGCCGCTCCAGGTGTTCGCGCTCGCTGGGGCTGTCCGGCTGGGCGTTGGGGGGCGGCTCGTTGGCGGTCACGGCGTTCCCTCCCTGGTGGTGGTGTTACTGGTTGGCGTGCTTTGATGGTAACGATGCGTGCAACCGGGGTGGCGGCTCAGAGGGCGCGCGCAGGGAGAAGCCCCACCGCGTCGGGCGTCGCGGTGGGGCTTCGGCCGTGCTCGGGGTCAAGCGTGCGGGATCTCGTCGGCGTGCACAGTCTCGAAGTGCCACCAACGGCCCTCCGCCCACTGCATGACCTTGGCCGTGTCCGCTCCGGAGCGGAGCGCGGCTCGCACGTGCGCGAACGCCTTGGCCTCGCTGGTGTGCGGGACCTCGGCCAGTTGGATCCCGTTCTGGGTGAGGATCACGCGCCACGGTTCGCGGGGCTTGTTCACGGCGGGTTCCTTTCGGTGGCGGTGGGTTGAGCGTATGGCGGGGGTCAAGCGGTGCGGGCGTAGGCGATGGCCTTCGCGAGCATGTCGGGCACCTCGTCCGGGCCGTCGCCAACCCAGCCGGCCAGCGGGCACCAGATCTTCGGAGCCTCGCCCGGCTCGTAGTCGCGGTCGGTGTCGTCGGGCTCGGGGATGCGGAAGGTCTCGACGGCGTAGGGCGCCCAGCGGTTGGTGGGCTCCTCGGTGGCGACGATGAAGATGGTGCCGACTCGGCGGACGTTCGTGATGCGGGCGCTGGTGATCCCGGCGGAGGCGAGTGCGCGGCGGGCGATGGACTCGCGGAGGTGGGCGATGCGGGCGGTGCGGGCGGTGGCGTTCACGGTGGGGCTCCGATCTCGGGGTGGTGCGCGGGCGGTCGGTCAGGCCGCGAGAGCGTCGGCGAGGAGCTCGACGCGGGCGACGGCGGGGCAGTCGACGGGGTACAGCACGGTCACGGTGGCGAGGCCGTGGGCGGGGCGGGTCTTGGGCTCGTCGGCGGCCGGCCGGGCGACGGTGTAGGTGCTGCGGTGAACGGTGTAGGTCTGGATGCGGTCGAGGCGGAAGGAGCGCATCTCCTGGGTGTCGCGGTCGGCGGCGCGGAGGACGATGTCGCCAGCAGTGGTGACGAGGATGTCGGCGATCTCGATGGTGCGGATGGTCTCCGACCCGTCGGCCTTGATGTAGGTGATGGTGACGGGGTGCTTGGCGTCGAGGGCCTTGATGAGGCGGGTGAGGGTGTGGGTGGTGGTCTCGCGGTTGGTGTGCCTCATCGGGTCCCCCTCGTTCGTGGTGATGACTCCAGCATGAGGCCTACGTGTAGCCCTGTCAATAGGGCTATGCGTAGCTCTTACGGTAGGGCTACCCGTTGTGTCAGACTGGGGCCATGCCCAAGGACTACGAGCCACCCCGAGACGCCGCCGACACGTTCGCCCGCTACAAGGCCCACTACGAGGGTGAGCGCGCACTGAAGCCGGAGATGCTGGAGTACGCCGACCGCGAGCTGAAGGCGGGCGCCACGGTCGGTCAGCTCGCCGCGTGGACCGGGCTCACGCCCGAGGTGTTCCGCCGCCGCGCCCGCGCCCTCGGTGTCGAGCGGAAGAGGCCCCCGACGGTGGGCAAGCTCGCACGCCCAGCGAGCAGCGAGGAGAAGACCGCATGAGCGCGGCCGCCACCCACGCTCAGCACCTGGAACACCAGAGCGGTGACTGGCTGGCCGACTACCTCGACTGGAAGGCCGACAACGGCATGTGGGATGACGGCACGGGCCCGGTGCGCCCGGACGAGGAGCCCAGCACATGAGCGAGCCGAAGCTCTACACCCCCGCCACCGGCGTGCAGGATCGCGAGTCATTCCGCGCCATGCTCGCCCGACTCGACATCGACAGCCGCCTCACCACCGACTCCAGCGGCGAACAGACCGTTGCCCTCGACCGGGCCGGGATGGAGCAGCTGGCCGCATGGTTCGCCGACCAGGGGGACGCGGCCCAGGCTGACGCGATCCGGCGCGCGCTCGACGCCTGAGCCCACCGCATGACGATGGCCCCGCCCGGTTCCGGTGCGGGGCCTCTCGCTGTACGGGCGCGGCAGTCGTGCGGGGGAGGCAGGGACGTATCCCCCGCCCGGACGTGCAGGTCACGGGCCGCACGACTGCCGCTGCACAGGACGCTACGCCCCACCCGCCGCGCCTGTCACTACCCCCGAACGGGTGACGTCACGGCGCTGCGGCGGCGCTCTCCATCGCCCGGCGCAGCGCGTCCCCAACAAGCTTGTCCGCCTCCGGGCTCTCCCAGTACTCAGCGATCACCTCGCCCGTGATCCGCTCCAACGTCACCTGATCCACGCCGAGGCACTCGGGAGGCGGGGGCATCGGAGAGATTTCGCTGCCGGCGGTGGCGGCTTCGGTGGCTTCGTGGAGGTTCTCGGTGAGCGCGGCCTTGCACGAGCCGGGGGTTGCGGTGGTGGTGTCGTCGTCGAGCCACACGCCGAGCCCGCCGCCGATGGCGAACGCGGCGATCGCGGCGCCGGCGGTCCAGGCGGTGAACCGGCCCCAGCGTGGCGGCCGCGGCGGTGCGGGCGGCCGCGGCGGTGCGGGCGGTGGCGGCGGGTAGTGCGGTGGCTGGTTCACGGGTCCCCCACGAGGCTCGGTGTGCTGGCGTGCATCATCCGTCTGCGTGAACGACCCGTGAAGGCGCTGTCGCCGTTCTGTGACCCGAATCCACTCGAACCGGTAGCCGGGCCTATCTGGTAACGGCACACTGACGACCATGGACGACGTGGTGTACATGGTGCGCGGCGGCACCCGAGAGGCCTGCCAGCGCGAGCTCGACCGCCTGTGTGAACTCCTCGGCGCCCGCCCGACGATGCGGCCCACGGACGGCACCGGCCGCGGCTGGGTCGCCCGCGCTGTCCCCGTGCCGGCGGCTGCCGTCGAGCCGGCCGAGCAGTAGCCGGGCATGCGCAGGCCCCACTGCCCTGGGGGGATAGCAGTGGGGCCGGGTGCGCGGTGCCTGACGCGATTCTCAGTGTCGCAGCGCTGTCAACTCGCCTTCCAGGGTCGCTGGGCGGGTCCCCTGGGCGGTCCCCTGAAGCTGGTACACCCCTCCCCCGAGCCGCCTCGGATGCAGCGCCAGGGAAGGGGGCAGGGGACCCGGCCAATGGCTGGTTGACCTGCGAAGTCTCCCGGTTCAGGGGACGGATACCGCCTGCGCTTCCCACGCCTCAGCGGGCACCAAACGCCATGTGCCGGCGTCCGTGCGCTCGACCTCCGGCTTCAGGCCCTCGATGGCCTTCAGTACCTGCCGCTCCTCCAACGCGGTGGCCAGCTCCAGTTCGCGCCTCGTGGCGTTGCCGTACTTCGCCAGCGCGGCCCGCACCTTCTCCTGGTTCGAGGCCCCGGGCACCGGCAGGATCAGCCGCTTCCCCACCGGTGCCCGCACCGTCGTCGCCCCGATCCGCGCCACCTCCGCCTTGAACTCGTCGCCCGTCAGCCACATGCCCTTGTACGGGGCCGGCTGCTGGTGGACCGGGGACTGGAGGAGGAACTTGCCGGGCTGGTCCAGCTTGCCGGGCTCCCAGCCTGGGGTGTTGCCGAAGATGAACCGGCGGTGGTCCGCGTCGTTCATCCTGGTCGAGAGCCGGTTCGCGTAGTTGCCGCGCGCGTCCGTGGTCCCGCCGAACACCTTCCTGCTGGGCTGCTGGGTGGCGGACAAGAAGTGCATGCCGGCGAACCGCATGAGGGCCAGCAGGGACTCCTGCTTCTTCGAGGCGGGGGTCTTCTTCCAGGGCCCGTCGTCGCCCTGCCGCACCAGCTCGGCGAGTTCGTCCTCGATGACCCAGATCGCGGGACGCCCGTGCTTGGCGGGGTCCCATTCCTGGTCGCCGGCGGCCGCGAGGATCTCGCCTCGTTCGGCGAGTTCGGCTTTGAGCCAGTCGAGGAGGGCGTGGGCCTGCTCGGGGGTGGCGGCGAGGTCCTGCAGCAGCGGCAGCATCGGGGTGAGCTCCGGGGCGCCGGGCTTGAGGTCGATGCCGTACAGGACAGTGTCCGGGCGGTCCGCGAGTTGGACCGCGATGGACCGGACCAGGGTGGACTTGCCGAACTTGCTGGACCCGGCGACGAGGGTGTGGTTGTAGGCCAGGTCCAGCCAGACCGGGTTCAGGAACCGGTCCACGCCCAACAGGACCGGGTCGGTGAACCGGGTGCCGCTGGTCCGCTCGTAGGGGATCACCGTGGAGAGGGGGTCGCCGTCGATGAACCGGGCGATGAGCTGGTTCGTGAGCGCCCCGTCTTCCAGCATGAACTCCCCGGCCACGCCCATTCCGCTCGCGACCTTGGACCACGCGGTCTTGAGTCGATCCCGGTCCAGGTTCACCGGGAGGTCCAGGACCGCGGTCCAGCCGGTCTTGGTCCGTTCCACGGTGCAGCCCGGGAGTTCAGCGGCGAACAGTTCGTGGACCACGGTCCGCAGGCGGGTCTCTTCCACGGTCCGGCCGGTCAGGTTCGGTCCGGCCTGGACCGGTTCGGGCGTGGTCTTCTGCAGCAGGGCGTGGTGGGCCATCTGCTGCCGGATCAGGAGGGTCTGGAGCTTCGCGGACTCCATGTCGAGCTTCAGGTCGTCGTGCCGCGTGTGGTGCTTGTACACCAGCCGGGCCGCGACCGCGGTGGCGGAGGCGACGAGCCACGCGTATGCGGTCGGGCCTATCCCGCCGATGGTGGTGACGCCGGCCTGGGTGAACGCTCCGGTCATGGCGAGTGCGCCCCAGGACAGGGTAGGTGACCACTTCTTCGCGAACGACGTCCAGGCGAGGTTGCCGGTGGCGACCGCGGTGGCGAACTCGACGACGGCCGCGGTGGCGCCGTACTGCCATTCGGCGATGAGGGCGGCGCCCGTGACGATGCTGGGCGTGGTGAGGCTGGTGGCGATGTCGGCGCGGGTGAGCTTCACGGGCGGGCTCCGGCGGAGACGGGGCGGCCCCCGAGCGGGTCGGGGGCCGGGCGGCGGTCAGCGGTACTGGTGGAGCTTCGACTCGGCGTCCTTCAGCCGTCGGTAGGCCGTGGACTCCGGGACGCCGAGGATGGTCGCGGCGCCCTTCTTGGTGATGTGGTCGCCGTTGCGGAGGCGGCGGAACAGCTCGTCGACTTGGTCCTCGGGGCGGACCGGGCGGTCCACGGCGCGGCCGGTGGCCTGGATCAGGACGGGTTCAGGCGTGGTCTCGATCTGGTCCACGGGCTGGTCAGCGGCCTGAACCGGCTGCGGTTCGGGCCGGTCCACGGTGCGGTCGGCGGGGCGGTTCACCGGTTCGACGACAGGCGGGGCGGCCGGGCGGCGGGCCTCCAGCGCGAGCCGGACTCCGACGGTGCGCTCCTCGGCCAGGAGCCGGTCCCGCTCCCCCAGCGCGAGGGCCATCTCGGTGCCGGCCTGCTGCTGCAGGGCGCGGAGGTAGGCCTCGTACTTGGGGTCGAGCTTGATGCGGATGGTGTGCATGCCGATAGCCCAGACGCCCTTGGCGGCGACGGAGACGAGCGCGCCGACGATGCCGACGAGGAGCGCGTTGTCGCGGTGTCCGTGGAGGATGATCGCGGCGACGGACACGGCGAGCATGGCGATGCCAGCCCTGCGCGGGAGTTCGGCGCGGTTGCTGTCGTAGCGCAGGAGCCATTCGGCGACGAGGCAGGCGGCCCATCCGGCGTCGAAGACTCCGGCGACGAGGTAGGCGGCCCAGGCGGGCGCGAGCAGGGAGAGCATGCTGCCGATGGCGACGGTGCCCCAGACGATGGCGCCGATGGTCATGAGGATCGCGGCGGTGAACAGGGCCTTGCGGAGGAGGCTGTCGAGGTTGAACGGCAGCCGGGGCGGGGCGGGGGTGGTGTCGGGGATGTCGTAGTCGACGGGGATGCCGTTGACGGTGTCGGTGATGGTGCGGGTGGGGTGGCGGCGGAAGAGGCTGGGCATCGGGGTCTCCGGGTTAGGCGTGCGCTCGGGCGCGGGGGCGGTGGGTGCGGATCTGGTGGGCGATGTAGATGGCGCCGGCGGTGAGGAGGGCGGGGCCGGGCTGCTGGGCGGCGGCTTGGGCGATGCCGTTGACGATGCCGAGGAGCAGGCTCGTGCCGAGTTGGGCGAGCTGCGCGGTGGTCTCGGGGTGCATGCCGGCGAGGATGATCAGGCTGGCGGTGAACAGGTTGCGGATGAGGTGGTCGGGGCGGCGTCGCATGGCTGCTCCTGGGTGGCGGTGGGGCGGGGGCTGGCCGGATCTCCAGGGCGTCCGTGCGAGACGGGCGCCGAGGGCTACTGGTCAGTCGTCGGATGCGGTGGAGGTGTAGGTGTTGCCGTGCTCGTCGGTGACGGTCTCGCCCGGCTCCACCGTGAAGGTCGATTCGACCTCGACGCCCTGCTCCTGGGGCGTGACGGGCTCCCCGTCGCGGAATCCGAACACCAGGCCGCCCATCAGCCGCGGCCGTTCAGCTCGTTGATGCGGTCGAGGTTGGCGTCCACGGCGTTGCCGTAGGCCTTGGCGGTCTCGGTGTTGCCGGCGGCCTGCATGCGCTTCTGCGCCTCCCGGCAGTCGGCGGCGCCCTGCTGGTAGTCCTTGATCTGCTGCTGCTTGTTCTTGGCCACGGTGGTCCTTTCGTTGGTGGGCACCGCCCCTCCCGCCCGTGGGGGAACGGAATGGAGTGCGGGAGGGGCGGCGTCGGGTGCCGAGCGCGGGACGGGGTAGGCGACCACGCCCGGCGGTCTCGGGTGTCAGCGGTGCTGGCGGTCCTGTTGGTCCATGCGGTCGCGGATGTCGGCGGCTTGGGCGTAGTCCTCGGCGCACCGTTGCGGCGTGGCGGGTTCGGCGAGGATCTGGTTCGGCTGGGGGGTGAGGTCCGGCTTCTGCTCGCTCATTGCTGCGCCTCCGGCTTGGGCAGGGCGCGGCAGCGCTCGGCGTGGGTCTGGGCGTCCTGGCGGGCGTAGTGCTCGCTGCCCCAGCCGATCTGGAAGCCGCAGCCGGTGCACTCGGCGCTGTCGATGTGGTGGGGCTTGGTCTCGTCGGCCTTCAGGTCGACGGTGGCGCCGGCGGCGGTGAGGTAGCGGGCGATGACACCCTCGGGCCACGGCTGCGAGGCCGGGGCGGTGCTCGGCTGCTCGCTCATCGGCCGGCTCCCTGCTGCGGGAGCGGGTTCTCGGCGAGGTGCGCTTGGAGGGCGCGGCCTTGGGCGGCTTGCGCGGGGTGGCGGAGGGACGCGCAGAGCTGGCAGGTGCGGGGGTCGTGCGTCTGGTGCTGCGGGTCGATACGATCGGCCACGGTCATTTCTCCTGTTCACGGCAGGCGGATGACTGGCCCCGACCGGTGTGTGAGAGCCCGGTCGGGGCCGTACTTGTTGGTGCCGTTCGAGAGTAGCGGACTTCCTTGTAACTTTACAAGGAAGTCTGAGAGGATGAGGCATGCCCAATCCCGCCGGGGATGAAAGAAGCGCGCAGGGAGGTCCCGACTTGATCACTTTTGGTCAGATGCCGGAGCGCCTCGAAGCCGCCGGGCTACCCAAGCTGACCCACCAGCGGTGTCGGCAGCTCGCCGAGGAAGACCCGGACTGGCCCATCCCTATGGACAGGGCGGTCAAGGTTGGCCGCATGCGGCTGTTCGACTGGAACGTGCTGGAGCCGTACTTCCGAAACCGGAAGTCGCGGCAGGGTCAGCGGCCGAGCAAGCCGAGGGAGACCCATCCGGATGTCACAAGCGAACGCGACGCAGAGAACCACGACGGAGGCTCGGAGTAGGCGCGCCGCCGTGTACCGGCTGTGGGCTGCCGATGGAGCGCTGCTCTACATCGGGTCGGCCTACGACCCGAGCGAGCGGTGCAAGGAGCACCGGAAGAAGCCATGGTGGCCCGAGGTCGCTCGCCGCACTGAGGAGTGGGTCGGCCACCGGAACGCTGCGTACCGCGAAGAGATGAAGGCGATCGCCAAGGAGCGCCCGAGGTACAACGCGATGGGCTCGCCGTCGTACCGCACCCCGGATACGGAGGCTGTGCGGCGACGGAAGGAGCTGGGGTCGCTCCGGCAGAGGCTGCTGGAGGAGTCGTGGGCGGCGGCCGACACTGCCCGAGAGGCTGCGCGTGCCGCTGGTGCAGAGGAGAGGGAGGCCGGGCGCGCGGGCCTGCTGGCCGAGATCGAGTTCCTGGAGGCTACGGGGCTGTTCGCTGGAGCGGTCAAGCGCCGCCGCGAACGGCTCGAAGGGTACGAGCACTCAGGAGAGTGACCCCACCGCATAGCTGCGCCCCCGGCCGTCGTGACCCGGCCGGGGGCGTTCGCGTTGAGTAGCACCGCCCGGTCGGCAGAGCAGGACGACCGTGCGGCAGGTTCAGCGTCGCATGCCCGTCAAGCCGCTCCCGGGGCTACAGCGGGAGACGCATCAGAGCGAAGCGCGCATCCGGCGTCTGCCCCTCGCCGACATACACGCCGAGCGCCTTGCAGTAGATCAACGCCTTGCCGCGCGGCACCTCCTCAGAGGCGCACGCCTGATAGCCGAGCACCTTGCCCCCGATCAGCACGGAGGCGCCCTCGTCGGCGGGGTTCAGCCACAGCTCATCGTCAGCGCGCTGCGGCGGCCACTGCTTACGGGTCCACAGGATGACGTCGTAGATGGCGCGGCCGAGCGGGCCTTCCATCCCGTCGGTGGGCGTCTGTTGGGCGTCGGCGAGGCGTTTGATCTGCGTCGTCAGGGCGTCGATGGCGCGGACGACGGCCTTCGCGTCGTGGCTGGTCTGGCTCACCGCTGCTCCCCGTTGATCGTGCGGGCCACGACGAGGGCGTGCTCCGAGGGTGCGCCGGGGCCGGTGGTGAGGAAGGCTGCGCGTCCGGCGGTGTCGTCGCGGAACACGTCGCCTGCGGCCTGGATGCCCGCCTCGTGGTAGCGCGCAGCCTGGTCCAGCCAGTCGGCGAGGGCGAGGCCGACGCTGGGGCCCATGGTGGCGATGTAGTCGCCGATCGGGGCGGACACGTAGGCGGGCGGGCCTCCGCGTCCGCCACCCCGGAGGAAGGGCGGCCCGTCGACGGTCCCGAGGGTGGTGTAGGTGGCGTCGGGCAGTTCGCGCATAAGACGGGTGGCGCGCCAGTGGGGGCTGCCGCTGGCGGCGGCGGCCGCGCTGGCGAGGGCGCGCAGCTTCTCGGCTGCGGTGCGAAGTTCGTCGGCGGGGGTCATGCGTGGTGGTCCTTCCGGGTGCAGGTGGTGGGCTCGTGCTCGGCGCCGGCGGAGGTCCACCAGCGCTCGCAGCAGGCGGCGGCCAGGGCGACGGCGACCACGCCGTCCTCCAGGCCGGGCCGCTGGTGGGGTGGTCTGGCGGCGCGTTCGGCGCGGAGGGCTTCGCGGCGGTCCTCGTATCGGCCGCGGGCCCACCATGCGTGGCTCCAGGCGATGGCCACGGCGAGGACGATGCCGAGGGTGGTCCAGGCGGCGGCGGTGGTGCTCAACGGTTCCTCCAGGGCATGTGCGCCCAGTGGGCGAGGGGCAGGCCGGCGGTGACGATGACGAGGGCGATGTACGCGAGGACGGGCAGGTAGGCGGTCACAGGTAGGTCCCGGTCAGGGGTATGTCGCGGATGGTGTAGCGCTGGAGGGCGGTGAGGCCCTGGCCCCAGAGGTCGGCGTCTCGGCGGTCCCGGCGGCGGCGCCTGGTGCGGGGGGTATAAGGGCGCAGCGGCAGGTGCCGGTGGCGGGGAGGAAGTGCCCGCGGGGGCAGCGGGGGCCGGTCACGGCTGCGCCCCGTCCTGCCGCGGCCCGGCGGCGGGCTCACCGATCTCGGTCTGCTCCTCCGTGGTGAAGCCGGAGCAGTCGCACTGCTCGCCAGGCCTGGTGGACAGGAGGCAGATACCGCGTGTGGTGTCGTGCCAGTTGCGGGTGTGGTCGCAAGTTGTGCACACCGTGGCGAGGGAGACAGGGCACTGCTGCTCGGGCTGCGCCTCGGCGACGCAGGGGCAGTTCGGGTCGCGGCTGCCGCCCGTCTTGGCGAAACAGGTGATCAGGTGACCGGTGGTGAACTCGTAGTCGTCGCGCCGGTCGGCGCCGGGCTGGCGGGGGCGGCCGATGCACACGCGGTGGCACGGGCAGTCGTCCGGGCAGTCCCGAATGGGTGCCTCGGCGGCCTGGGTGAGGGTGGTGAGGTGTCGGGTTGCGTCGTGTTCGGGCATGCGGCCGGTGCCGGTGGCGGCGGTGTACAGGGCCTCGCGGGCGTGGCGGACGTCGGCGGGCGCCTCGGTGCCGGGCTGCGCCTCGTCGTCGAAGCACTTGCAGCCGGGGCCGCCCCACCGTCCGGGGCAGGCGTGGACGGTGTCGTCGGGCTGCGCCTCGTCGGCCATGCGGCGCAACTCGACGGCGAACAGTCGGCGGGCGGTCGCGATGCTGCGGCGCCTGCGGATCACGTCCGTAGCTGCGGTCTGCTCCTGCTGGTCGGCCAGCTCCCGGTAGACGTCGGCCCGGGACACGGGCGGCGGCAGCACGGCCAGCACCGCGTCGGCGACCTCGCCGTACTCGTCGGGCTCCAGCGTGTCGCTGTCCCAGGCGAACCCCTCGGCCTCGCAGACGGCGCGACGGATGCGGTCACGGAGTGCGGCCTGCTCGGGTTCCTCCCCGACGGCGGTCACTTCGTCGATGATCTCGGCCACGGCGACGCACACCCGCTCGTGCTGCTCGGTGAACGTCGGCGTGGCCGGCCCGGGGATGGCGACGGCGTCCCACAGGGCGTCGGCATGCTGCACGGACAAGCCGTGCGTGTGGTCGGTGGTCATGTGTGGCTCCAGGGGTGGGGCCGCCCCGGGGCAGGGGCGGCCAACGGGTGGGCGGTCAGCAGACGTCGAGGACGGTCACGGGCTGGGCACCGGGCGTGCCCTCGTCGACCCACCCGGCGACCCACTCGCACTCCGGGTCCTCGTAGTCGTTGCTCGGGTCGGGCTTCCGGAAGATCGCCCACCGTTCGGTGATGGCGTCCTCCCACTCCCCGACCGTGGCGTGGCTGTCGTCGGCGAGGTTGGCGAGGTGGCAGAACACGCGGGCGTGGCGGTTGAAGGCGGCGAAGGCGCGGCGGATGCCGGGGTGGCCGAGGGCGAGCATGTCGCCGTCCTCGCCGATGTGGGCGACGGGGATGCCGTAGTGGGTGGCTTCCGTCTCGGGGTCCGTGATGATCTCCGGCGCGATGGCCATGTGCTGCTCCTGGTGGTGGCTGTGCGGGCGGGGGTGGGTGGTGTGGGACGCTGAGCGGAGGCCCGCGCTGCTACGGACAGCGCGGGCCGTCTGCGTGTCACGGGGTGGGCTCGTCCGGCTGGCCGCGCAGGAACTCCGCCAGCGCCCGGTCGCCCGCCCCGGACTCGGCGTCCCGCTTCGCGAGCTGGGTGATGAGGTACTTCCGCTGCGCCTTCAGGCGGCGGATCTCGCCGAGCAGCGCGCGGACGTCCTGGACCGCGTGCTTCACGAACTCCTCGTCGGCGTCGGCGTCCGTGCCGTCGCCGAAGTTGAACGTGCCGACGCCTCGGAGGTACGAGCCGCTGGTGCAGGCGAAGAAGTCGGGGCCGTACTTCTCGTATCGCTCCCACGGACCATCGGTGGCGGCGCTGGCGCGGGCGTCGATGTCGGCGATCTGCTGTTCGGTGAGCGGGGCGTGATCGGTGCTCACAGGTGTCTCCTCGGTGTTGGTGCCCGGTGTGGGGCGGGGTGGGGTGGTGGGGCAGTCAGGCGGCGGCCGGCTGGGCGCTGGGCCGTGGCGCGCCGGGCGTGCCGACGGCTTCGCATAGCTGCGCCCAGTGCTCGTCTTGCTGCTGCTCGGTCCACGGGCCGCGGGGTGGTGCGGGGTCGGGGCGGGTGGGGACGAGTTCCAGCAGCAGCGCATCCAGCGGGCTCATTGCGCGGGCTCCTCGTTGGCGAGTTGCAGGAGGACGGCGGCGTGGCAGTGGTCCGGCTCGCCCTCGGCGGGGTGCGGGCAGTAGCAGGCGAGGTCCTTGCCGCGCAGCTCCGGCAGTCCGGCGAGGATCCGTTCGCGGGTGGCGTCGGCCTTGGCGCCCATCCAGTAGTCGCGGTTGCCGCGGAGCCAGGATCGGAAGGCGTGGGCGCAGAGCTTGCGTGCCTGTTCGGTGGTTTCGGCGCCGCCCCATTCCATGGCGCCGGCGATGGTGAAGGGGTTGCCGAAGCGGGACGGTCGGGTGACGATCACGCAGTTGTTGGGCTTGCGCCATCCCTTGGTGCGGCGGCGCTGTACTCGGATGGGCGGGGTGCTGCTCATGGGTTGGCTCCGGAGTGCGTGTTGGCGGACGGTCAGGTCTCGTCGATGGCGAGCTGGCCGGGGACCTGGACTGTGGGCTCGGGCGGCATGAGGGCGTCGAGGGCGGCTTGGTGGTCGGTGTCACCGGAGGCGCAGAAGACCTTGCGGTCGGCGGTGATGGTCCAGCCGGTGCCGGTGAGGGCTTTGCGGGCTTCGTCGAGGTCGGCGAAGTGGGCGGTGTACTCGTCTTCGTCGTAGGCGTAGCCGCAGACATCGCAGGCGACGGTGATGCAGGTGTGGGCGGCGATGGTCATGCGTTCGTCCGTTCTGCGCGGCGGGCCCGCATGCGGTCTTTGATCTGCTGCTGGGTGGGCTGCTGCCACTGGTGCCAGCCGATGGGCGGCTTCCACCGTCGGGCGTGGCCGCGCTGGGCGAGGCCGCACCAGCGGCAACCGTTGGGGGTGGTGCTCATGCGTTGGTCTCCTGTGCGTGGTGGGCGTCGATTCGTGCGGGGTGCGGGGTCTGGAGTCGCCTGCCGGTTCGGGTGGTGCAGGGTGCTCGTTCGGGGGCTCGGCAGTGGGGGCAGGGGATGCTGCGGGCGGGGTGTGCGCCGAGGCGGTTGCGGAGTTCGTCGGGCATGGGGGCGCCGGGCCGGCGGGCGGTCACTGCGTCGCCGCCGCGGTGAAGAGATCGAGCTGGTCGCCGAGTGGCCGGTTGGACCAGAGCACTTCGGTCCGGGCCTTGGCGCTGGTGGCGTTGCCGGTCATGGTCTGCTGCGTGTACCGGTGCCAGCCGTCGTAGAGCTCGGCGTAGAGCGGGCTGTCGTAGCCGGAGAGGACGACGGCGGCGCGGCAGTCGGCGAGTGCGGCCGCCAGCTCGCGGTGCTCGCCCTCGGTCTTCATCTCGATCCGGTAGTTCGACCACGGGCGGGTCGTGCCGAGGTACGGGGGGTCGACGTACAGCAGCACGTCGGGCTGTGCCCCGTACTTCCCGATGAGCGTGAGCGCGGGCAGGGTCTCCAGGGAGACGGCGTGCAGGCGTTCGGCAGCTGCGGCGAGCCGGTCGACGTAGCCGTCCATGTAGCCGGGCATGGATGTCGCGGAGCCTGCGGGGTCGATGTAGTGCCGCCAGCCGGTGTTGCGGAGGGTGCCTGAGCGGCCCTGTGCGAGGCGGGACCAGATGCGGCGGGCGAGCTCCAGGTCGTCGGCGGCGGGCTCGAACGTGGCGGCGAGCTCGGCGCGGCCGTGCGGGGTGAGGGCGCACGCCCGGAGCAGTTCGGTAGGCCGCTCGCGGAGGACGCGCCAGAAGGTCATGAGTTCGCCGTCGAGGTCGTTGACGGTCTCCATGCGGGACGGGGGCTTGGCGAGGAGGACGGAGAGGCCGCCGGCGTAGGGCTCGACGTAGTGGTCGTGGTCGGGCAGCAGGGAGACGATCCAGGGGGCGACGCGCTGCTTGCTGCCGAAGTACGGGACGGGGCTCTTCACGCGTTGGCCTCCTCGGTGATCTGTGCGGCGGTGGTGCGCTGCTGGGGGAAGTTGTGGCCGGCGGTGTCGCGTGCTTCGGCTTCGGCGACGAGGGCGGCGAGCGCGGCGCGGATGGGGCTGTTGTTGATCGGCTGGCTGCCGCCGACGGAGGGGGCGTCGTACTCGGGCGGCACGTAGCCGGTCCAGTGCTGGGGGGTGGTGTGGCCGATGGGGGGTTGGGTGAGTCGTTCGGCGAGGTCGGGGTGGCGGAGGACGAGGGCGCGGCGGCGGGTGTTCTCCTGTGCGGCGTTGGTGCGGGCCTGCTTGATCAGGCGGAGGAGGTCGCCGGGGTTGCGGCGGAGCACGGCGACGTCCTGCTCGGTGAGGTTCACGGGCCGGTCTCCTCGCTGACGTCGCGGATCTTCACGGCGGGGCTGCGGGGCGGGGGCGGGTCGTTGCGGTGCTTCCAGGCGTTCACCGTGTGTCGGGGGCGCACGACCAGGGCGACGAGGAGTTCGACGGCGAACACGGCCTGAGCCGCCCACCATCCCGGCCGCTTCCGTGCAGGGCCGTCGCGCAGCTCGCGGGCGCGTCGGTACACCTGGTCCCAGGCCCATGTGTCGATGCGGTCGAGTGGGCGGACGCAGCGGGCGGCGTAGCCGAGGGCGAACGCGCCGAGGATGGCGAGGGTGAGGTTCATGCGGCGGCCTGCTTGCGGCGGTCGCCGCCCTTGATGACGACGCGGTCGCACATCTCGATCAACCGGGAGGAGACGCGGTCGCCGACGCGGTCGATGAGCTCCTTGGGGAGGACGTTCGACGTGAGGATGGTGGGGAGCTGGTTCTCGTACCGGTGGTTGACGAGCCGGAAGTTGATCTCTTCGACCCACTCGCTCGACTTGGCGGCGCCGAGGTCGTCGAGGAGGAGCAGCGGGGCGTGCGCGTACTTGCGGAACTCGGTCTCGCTGTCGACGCCGGCGCGGGGCCGGAGCGCGGCGTACAGGTCGGCTGAGCTGGTGGCGGTCCAGCGCCAGGTGATGCCGGTGGGGGCGAGGTAGCGGAGGGCGCCGTAGGCCTGGTGGGTTTTGCCGGTGCCGGTGACTCCGAGGAGCAGCAGGGAGCGGTGGCGGCCGACGCTGGTGGTGACGCGGCCGGCTGACTGCTCGCGGCTCGCGGCGATGAGGGAGTCGGCCCAGGCCTTCACTTCGGGCTGGTCGGGGAGGGCGCGCTGGTAGATGAACGGGACGTGTTGGGTGGCGTGGTGGATTTCCTTGCGGGCGATCGACCAGCGGTCGTAGGGGTCGCCGGTGATGTCGTTGATCTGGTCGGGGGTGAGGTTGTGTGCGGTGAGGGCGTCGTCCCAGCCGGTGAGGTTTATGCGGGTCATGTGGTCCATGGGGTGTGGGCTTTCTAGAAGAAGGGTTCGTCGTAGGCGTCTTCGTTGACGGGGTTGCGGTACGGCTGGTAGCCGCCGGAGACCGCGCGGAGGTGGGGGCCGGGCTGGGGGTCGGGCTCGTCGTCGTAGCAGCCCTTGTTGAGCCAGGTGGCCGGGTACTTCGTGTACTTGGGGTCCTGGCCAGCGCGCTCGTGGGCGTAGTTCTTGGCCGCGTCGACGATGTGCTGCGGGTCGGCGCCGCGTTCGATGGCGGCGATCCAGGCCTTGCGGGCTTCTTCCTTGGCCTTGCGCTTGGGGTAGGTCAGCCAGAAGGCGCCGAAGGCTTCGAGGTGCAGCTGCTCGGTGGGCTCGTCTGCCTGAGCCGCAGGCGAAGAAGAGTCTTTTGGTAGTTGGTTGTCTGACGGTTGTTGGTGGTTAGGGCGGCGTTCCGTCCGTGACGGACGGACTTTAAGTGCGTGACGGCTAGGCGTTGAGTGCGTGACATCGGCGGTCACGGACTCTGCGTCCGTGACGGTCACGCCTTCTCCGCCTGTGACAGTCACGGACTCTGAGTGCGTGACACCCTTCGAGCGAGACCGGCGCTTCCGCTCAGCAGCCGCAGCGCGAAAGTCGTCCTCCTCGCGCTCCAGATCCGTCCAGTCGGTCGCCGGACGGCACAGGTGCATCGCGAGCTTCCAGCGCGTGCGTCCCTCAGTGACCCCGTCGCGAGCGATCAGGCCGCCTGCCTCCAGGCGGCGAAGCGCCCTCTGGACGGTGGTGCGGTCGTAGCCCGTGCGGTACTGGATGCGCAGCACGGAGGGGTGAGCGTTCGTGCCGTCCGACCGGGCGTGCTCGGCGAGCGCCTGGAGGACGTGCCGGGCTGTGGTGTCCGGCTTGCCCTTCTCGGTACGCAGCATGGGCGCGTGGTCCATGGCCCACTCGACTGCATCGGTACTCAACGTTCTCTCTCTCGTTTGCGCTGGTCAGGGCATGACTGTTCGGCTGCCCGTTATGGATCTCTTGCGCACATCCATGATGCCACATGCATGTGGCCACACGCGAGTGTCTTGGGGGAGTCAGAGGGGCGGGCTTCCATGTGGCCACCTCCATGTGCGAACATGCAGGCATGCCCGCCACCGAAGAGACCGTCGCTGCCCTGCGGAAGGCAGTGCGCGCGAAGAAGACCGCCGAGGACCGTGCCGAGGCCGCACGCGCCGCCCTGGCAACCGTCATGGCCGACGCCATACAGGCGGGCATGAAGCAATCCGAGGTCGTCGCGGTGACTGGGTACACCCGCGAGCACGTCCGCCGGCTGGTGCGCGAGGTCGAGGACGTGCGCGCTGCGAAGAACATCGCCGAGTCCTGACACCGTCCCCCTCCTCTCATCTGCGGGCCCCGTTTCGGCGGGGCCTTCGTCGTGTGGCTACGCGGCGCGGCCGGCTTGGGCGGCGCGGGTGCCGCGCCAGACGCCGACGGCGGAGCGCTCGCCCGTCGGCCGGCGGGAGCGGTCGAAGCTCACGTGTTCGATCACGCCGTCGCGGACGAGGGAGAGGACGAGGTTTCCCCAGTCGGCACGCGGGTTCGGCGGCTCGGGCAGGTCGTGCTGCTTGGCGATCTCGTAGCTCGTGAACAGGCGGCCGGTGCGCGCCGCGGTGACGAACGCGGGCCGTACCTGGTCGACCCACGTGTGGTAGTCCGGGGCGGTCGCGGGTTGGGTGCCGTCGAGGGTGGGTTGTATCGCGGGCATCGGGTCCTCCAGGGGGCCCCGCACCGGGGGTGCGGGGCTCGCCGTGTGGTCGGTCAGCTGTAGTCGTGCAGGACGAGCCAGGACGGCTCGGGATGAACCTCGTGGCCGAGCCGGACGGCCGTGTCGTGGAGGACGGTGTTCCAGACCGGAAGCTCGTACCGGCGGTAGTCGTCGGCGGTGACCTGGGCGAAGCCAGCGGGCTCGACCTCCTCGCAGATGGCGAGGAGGAAGAGCCGCTCGGAGTCGCCGAGGAAGAGGCGTTGGATGCGGCCGAGGCGCTCGCCGTCGGGCTGGTTGGCGAGGACGTTGTCCAGCCGCTCGAAGTCGGTCGTGGCGGGGACCTCGAAGCCGTAGCCGCGGTAGACGGAGTGGTGGAGTCCCATGTCGTGTCTTCCTGGTGGTTAGTGGCCGATGGGGGCGCTGCACGCCCGGCAGAAACCAGCACCGGGCGGCAGCGGCGTAGAGCAGCGGGGGCAGGTCACGTCTCGTCGTCCTGCACGTAGGGCGCGGTCGTCTCGGGACGGATCGCTCGCCACAGGTGCAGGCCCGTCGGGCGGCCGTCGAGCATGAGGAACATGCAGGCGCGCACGGCCTGGCCGTCGATGCGCTGGACGGCACGGGCGAACTCGCCTCGGTCTCTGGCGAGGTGGGCGATGGCCGCGTACTCCTCGGTAACGCGCTCGGCGAGTACGGCCGCCTGCTCCTCCATCCGGGCCGCGACGGACTTGACCCACTGGTCGAACTCGTCGGGTACGGCGTCGAGGAGCGCGGCGAGCGGGTCATGGCCGCTGCTCTGGAGCGCGGTGATCTCGTCGGCGGGGCAGCCGAGGGCCTTCGCCACGACCTTCGGCGGCTGGTCGGCGTACTTCTGCATGCCGAGCATCCGCCAGATGTCCCGTTCGGTGATGCCGGTCAGGACCTTGTGGAGGCGGACGTACTCCGACAGCTTCGCCTTGGCGCGGAGACCGGACGCGTAGCGGATGACGTAGCCCTCAGTGGAGATGCCGGACGTCGGGGTGCCGTCGGGGCGGGAGTTGGACTCGGTGAGCTTCACCAGTTCGGGCAGCGGCAGGGCGGGCCAGGTGCGGACGACCGTGCCGAGGTTTTGCCAGTCCTGCGCGGCGTAGGAGAGGCGGACTTCGCGACCGTCGGCGTCGAACGCGGCGAGGAGAACGAGGTCGTGGCGGCCACCGTAGTCGACGACGATCCGGTTCTCCGGGTAGACGATCTCCGCGAGGTAGGTGACTCCAGGCGTCAGCAGGAACGTGTCTCCCTCGTCGAGCCAGCCCTGCGCCCACCGGGCCTGCTCGCTCGTGAACGATCCCTTGGAGGCGACGTGCCATCCGTCGGCGTAGTGGAAGACGATGCCGAGGCTGCCGTCGACCTTGTCGTACACCTCGAACGGCTCGTCGGGCAGCGGCGGGGCGTAGTCGTTGCCGTGGCCGTGCTCGCCGACGTTGAAGAACTTCGGGAACGGCCACGCCACGATCTCGCCGGTCGTGTCGTCGACGATCAGGCCCCGGCAGCGGAGCGTGGCAGTGGTCCAGGCGCGGGAGTACTGCGCGGTCCGCGTGTACGTGTAGATCGACAGCGGCAGGTGCGGGTGCTGCTTGCGGGTGACGAGCCTGGCATCGAGAGCTGTGGCCAGTTCGTCTGCCGGGATGAGCTCGTGGAGCGCGGTCATGGCGCGTCCTTTCGTGTGGCCCGTGGTGCGGGCTGGAGTCCGGGTGGTGGTTCGGGTAGGCCCCGCGCCTTCCACGGGCTGTGCGCGCTGCACCGGGGCCCGCAGGGGTAGGGGCGGACAGGCCCGTCATGCGCACCGGGGATGTCGCAGACGGGCCCATCAGCCGGGGTCATGCCGCGGTCTTCTGCTGCTTCGCGGCGACGCGCTGCTTGCGCTCGGCGTTGTCCTCCAGATGCAGCGGATGCACGCACTCGACGACCGGGCACGTGCGCCGCACGATCCCCTCCGGGTCGTGCCCGCGGTCCAGGGCGAACGAGGTGCGCTTCGGGGCGTAGGAGTGGCCGCGCCACGAGAACGTCAGCGACCCGTTCCAGCCGAGGTGCCCGTCCGGCATCGGATAGGTGTGCTCCTCCCACACGTCCCGCAGGCTGCGCCGGGCCGTGGCCGGATAGAGCACCTGCTGCATCGCCGCGGTGACGGCCTGCTCGCTGCGATGCCGGTCCCGCACGATCTTGGCGACGGCGCGTCGCTCAGCCGGCTTCAGGCCACCGCGGATCCCGTGCTCGTTGTCACCGGTGAGCAGCGCGTGCTGCAGGCAGGCCATCGCCACGGGGCACGACGCGCAGATGGCCTTGGCGTGGGCGATGCCGTGCTCGTTGTTGTCGGGGAACATCTCGTCCGGCTTCACGCTGTCGGCGCGGCACGCGGCCTGCGTCCGCCAGTCCGGCTTGCGCTTCGACTCCGGGACGGCTCCGGTGTAGTTGCTCATGCTGCTTCCGCTCTGAAGATCGCGTCGTACAGGGAGTTGGTGCGCTGGCGGATGGCCCGGTCTTCGAGGTGCTCCGGCCGCACGCACGGGCCGTAGCCGCAGCCCGGAGCAGCCGGGCCCACCGGAGGACGGCCGTGCAATCGCTCGAACGCGGCACGGCGAACGCTGATCGTGCGGCCGGCGTCCGTCACGGCAGGCGAGTCGCCCCGGAAGCGGCCGGTCCAGCGCACGTGGCCGCCGTCGACCGGCTCGGTGTGCATCGCCCACTGCTCGGCGAAGGTCAGCGCCACGGGGACGACGGCCGGCACCTGCTCCTCGGCGCGGATCTTGGAGACCCGTTTCGGGTTGGTGCGCAGACGGTTCCCGATCTGCTTGTCGGACAGGCCTTCCTTGAGGAGCGCGACGATCTCCTCGCGGGTGCCGTTCGGCTTCCGGCCGATGGCGCCCCGGTGGTGGGCGGGGCGCGCGGTGACGGCGGAGTCTCCGATGTGGCCCGGGGCGACGCAGCCCTCGTGCTCGCAGGTGACGAACGCGTAGCCCTTGGGTTCGTGGCCGTGCCGGATCTGAAACGCGAGCCTGTAGGCGCTGTAGTTGTCGCGTTTCCAGTGGAGGGTGGGGGTGCCCTTGCCGTTGCGGTGGCCGGTCCATTCGAGGTGGTCGCCGTCGACGGGTTTCACGCGCTGCCAGAACAGGTCTTCCGGGGAGCCGGCGCCCTTGATGCCGCCGCGGGCCTTGGGCAGGCCCAGTTCGGCGCGGGCGCGGGTGACGGAGCCGAGGGTGACGCCGGCCTGGCGGGCGATGGTGCGGTCGCCGTACCCGGCGCGAAGCAGCTCGGCGACGTCAGCGCGGACGGTCATTGGGTCACCTCCGCTCGGTCGGGCCACGTGACCTTGGTGAGCCGGTCGCGCTGGGCCTGCGGCAGGGTGAACTCCGCGTGCCCGTACCAGTCGAGGGCGGCGGCGCGGAGCCACCAGGCGTCGCACTGGTTGCCGTCCGGGAACTCCCGGCCCGCGCGCTTGAGAGCGGCGATGGCCATGGCGGTCTTGTCGGCGTTGCCCTTGCCGGTGGCGTAGGCCTTGAGCGTGGCCGGGGTGATGAGGACGTACGGAACGTCTGCCTCCAGCAGCACGGTGCGGACTGCGCCGTGGACCATGCCGGTGATGCCGGCGGCCTTGGCGTGGGTGGGGAGGTCTTCGATGACCGCGAGGTCGATGGCGTCGGCGTGTCCGGCGACGGCGGTCTTGATGGCGACGAGTCGCCAGTCGCCCTTCCACGGCCCCTTGAAGGTGCCGGTGGCGCCGTCCGGCAGGGCGTAGCCGGTGGCAGTGATGGACAGGTCGAGCGCGAGGACTCGGGGCGCGGTCATGCGGTGGCTCCCGGGGTGACGAGGTGGCCCTCAGCGCAGCGGAGGGCGGCGCCGTGGACGGTGGCCGCGGTCTCCACCCCACACGACCGGCAGTGCACGAACGCCTGCTGAACGAGAGCCGCATACGGACGCTGGGAACGGTGCCGCCCGTGGCCGCGCCACAGGTGGCGCAGGGTGAGCCTCACGCCGGGCTCCCCTCGGCCTGGCGGAGCAGCAGGGCCTGCGCCTCGTTCACGCGCTGCACGTCGAACAGCTGGTCCTCCAGCGCGCCCGCCGCCTTGTTCCGGCGGTGCAGTTCCGCCACGAGCCGCGACTCCGCCACGGTGTAGACCCGCTTCGCAGGCAGCACGTCCGGAGACGGCTGGCGGGCGGCGATCTCGTCTGTCAGGTCCACACCGGCAGAGCCGAGCTGGCGGCGCAGGTCCGACGCCTCCTCGCCCCGGCCCGTCGCCTCCAGACCCACGATCAGGTTGGCGACGAGGCCGCGCAGCGCGGTTGCCTCGGCGTGCAGGCGGGTGATCGTGTCCGCGGTCGCGGTGTCGGTGCTGCGGCCGGTCAGTTCGTAGGCGGCGATCTTCCGCTCCGACTCCCTGTACTTGGCCTTCAGGGCGGCGTGCGCGGTCTTCAGGGCTTCGTGGGTGGCACGGGAAACGGGCATCACAGGGACTCCGATCGCTGGTGCGGGATGAGCGGCCAGTCGCCGCGGACGAACCGGGCGCGGTCTTCCTTGCCGGGCGTGTTGCGGAAGTAGTCGGCGAGGGACTCCGCCTGCTGCCGCGCCCACTCCGTCTGCTGCTTGTGCAGGTCGTCGAGCGACGCGCCGCCGATCGCGGCGTGCGTGGAAGCGATCCGCCACGCCACCCGGCACGCTGCGACCGCGTCCGCCGCGGCGTCGTGCGCGGCGTCGAGCGGCACCTGGTAGTGGCGGCACAGGTCCGTCAGCGTCCGCTTCCCGCGCCGGTACGGGTCGACGTGCTTGTCGAGGACGAACGGGTCCACCACCCGCAGGTCGTCGCCGACGGTCTCGGTGAGGGGCTGCACGCCATGCCGGCGGGCCTCCCGGTCGAGCATCGTGAGGTCGTAGGCGGCGTTCATCGCGACGACCGGGATCCCCGACAGGACCACCGCCGTGAGGGCGGTGACGACCTGCTCGACGACCTCCCCGGCCGGGCGGCCCTCGGCGCGGGCCCGCTCGGTGGTGATGCCGTGCACCGCCGCCGCACCCTCCGGGATCTCCACCCCGGGGTCAGCCATCCACGTGGCGGAGGCGACCGGCTGGTTGCCGCCGCACTGCACGACGCACGCGGTGACGATGCGGTCCTTCTCCGGGCTGACGCCCGTGCTCTCGATGTCGAAGCCGGCGAGGCGGCCGAGATACCAGGGCGCCTGCTGGTCGGTGTGCTGGTTCATGTGTTCTCCTGAGCCAGGCGGCCCCGCACTGCCCGCGGGGCCGCCGTTCGTGTGCGGGCTACGCGGGGGGCTGGGCCACGGCGGGCCAGGACGGGGGCGCCGGGTCCTCGACGACCTCGACCTCGTAGGCGCCGTCCTCGTCGGGCTCCGCCTCCTTCCGGGCCTGCTCGGCCTCGGCGTCCTTCTCCGCGGCGAGCTTCATGAGCTGCTTGGACAGCTCGTCCTCACCCTTCGGGTGGACGTGGCCCGCCTGCCGGGCCTGCATCCACACGTCGCGCACGTCGTCCGACGTAAGCGCAGCCGCCGCTTCGGCGAGGTAGTCCGGCCGCGGTGCCTCGATCGCAGCGCGCTGCTGGCGCGCCGCCCCCGGGTCGAGCGCGGTCGCCGCGTTCATCGGCCCAGCCAGCGCCTGCCGCGGCGTGACACCACGCAGCTCGACCACCACGACCGGGAACTTCTTCGTCTGGCCGTCCGCCACCCGCTGCCGCGGTTCGATCCGCAGCGTCACCGGCACGAACCCGCGGCCGTCGGTCCCCGCGAGGACCATGTCGACCATGCCGCCCCACTCCTGCGCCGCGTAGAAGGAGTGCGTCTCGGCCCGCCACATGCCCATCCCAGACAGGTCCGGCAGCATGACGTTCAGGCGGGACGTGGTCGAGCACACGCGGCCCTTCGGCTGCAGGTGCCAGTCCTCACCGAACTGCCGGGCGCACAGGCAGGCCTGGCGGGACAGCAGCTCGGTCTCACCGTCGCAGCGGCGCTGGCACCCGCCCTTGGACCACATCTCGTTGTACTGGTTCAGCGGGTCGCCGGGGGTGATGAGCGCCTCGATCGACGACGCCTTCGTGATGACCCGCCACTGCGAGATCGTCGAGTTCAGCGGCGACCACTGCTCGGGCTCACCACCCCACAGCTTCGCGGCGGTGCGGACGTGCTCCTCTGAGTGGGAGGTGACCACCCATGTCGACGAGCGCATCGGCCGGTTGCCCTGCGTGTAGCCGGTGCGGAGCCGCCCGTGCTCGGCCGCGCGGGCTTGGATGTTGCGGAGCCGGGACCCCATGTCAGGCTGCCTTTCGAGTCGTGCGTCGCTTCGGCGCGGGCTCGTGCCCGGGAGCGAACAGGGCGGGATAGGTGTGCGGCGCGGCGTGCAGCCAGCGGGTGGTCTCCAGCGCGCCGCGGAACGCGCGGTGCGCGACCCGGTCGGCGGGCATCGGCACCAGGGCGTGGCTGCCGGCACGGAGGTTGAGTACGCCCGTCCGCTCGATGGCGGGCATGGGCTGCTCGGTGTCGTCCGGGAGCAGCACGGACTCGCAGTAGCGGAGCGCGGCGAGCTGGAGCGTGTTCTCCGGGTACACGGACTTGGCGGGGCGGGTGGCGGACGACTTGTAGTCGATGAGCCACAGCTCCAGCCGGCCGCCGGGCCCAGTGGGCAGCCAGATCATCAGGTCCGCGGTGCCGGCGTAGCCCAACCTGCGGTGCAGGCAGGTGATCTCGGTGGCTTCGACGTGCTCGTTGAGGTCGACGCCCCACGAGGCGAGCCAGATGTCGAGCTGTCCGACGTAAGGGGTGACGATCGGGTCGTCGGCGACCGGGGCGCCGAGGACCCGGGCTTCTGCGGCGTCATGGACGCGGTCGCCGAGGTCCGCGGCCTGCTCGCGGACATCGCGGTGGACGGCCTTCAGTTCCTTGGTGAGCGCGGCCCGGTCGTCGGCGACTCGGTCGGTGATGACGTTCCACCGGTCGAGGGCGTATTCGAGGGTGACCTTCACTCCCCACGGCACCAGGGCCATGGACTTGTTGACGGCGGTGTCGATGACGTTGGTGACGGAGACGAGGTCGGGTCCGCCGGCAGGGTCGGTGTAGTAGCGGCCCTGCGCGGTGTCCCGGGCGTGCTTGGGGTTCGTCACGCGATGCCGTCCTTGATCTCGTTGACGTGCACCAGGTGGCCGAGCCCGCCGACCTTGCCGTAGACGACCTCGTTGTCCGGCGGCAGCGAGGCCACGGCGGACCGCATCGCGTACATGAGGGAGGCGGGGTGGCCCTGCATGGTCATCCATGACTGGCCGAAGACGCGGTCGTTCCAGTCCTCGACGGTGAACTCGTGCTCGGAGGGCAGATGGCCGTTGAGGGCGGCCGTCACGGTGACGGTGCGCCCGGCGAGCGGGTGCGGGGCGGGGTGGTTCACGGCTGGTCCTTCGGGTCACAGGCGGACGGGTAGGGGAATGCGGGCACGGTGGCGTCGGGGTCGGCGTCGTAGAGGAGGTGCCGGTACTCGGCGGCTTCTCCCGGTGCGGCGTGGCCGGTGGGCCAGTCCGGGTGCGCGACCAGCCACTGAGCCCGACCGAGACGCTCAGCCAGCCGCTCACTCGCGAGCTGTGCCCGCTGCCGGACGACCAGGTCGTGCATGTCGGACTGGAGCCGGGTGAGCGGCACGTCCAGGTCGGAGATCGGGCGCGTCATGACGCCACCGCCTTGCTCGGCGCCGACGAGCGGACCGTCCGACCCACCGTGTACGCGTGACGCAGCCACAGCACCGACTCCAGGTCCCAGCCGTAGAGATCCGGGCCCGACTTCGGCAGGCGCGTCGCCCACTGCCCCCGGTCGGTCAGGTACACGCCGTCCCACCCGGCGGCGGCCAGCGCCTCCCAGTTCGGGTAGAGGCGGCCCCGGCCGACCCACTGGCTGTCGCTCTGCGGGAACTCCTCGACGATCGAGACCAGGTGCGCCTGGTCATCGATGAGGAGCAGCCGCGCGTCACGCACCGGGGTGACCTCGGTGAGCATGAGGCCGGTGGTGTCCGACTCCATCTCGGAGCGGCACCACTCCAGCCATGCGCTGTCCGCCGGGGCGCCGTCATCGGTGCGCGCGGTGACCGGGGACGTCCACAGCCCGGTGCCGCCCTTCGGCTTCACCCAGCCCGTGCCGATGCCCTGGACGGGGCGGAAGCGGGCCGGGTCGGCGGTCAGCGCCACGTCATGGTCGGCCGTGTGGGCGTAGACCTGCTGCGGCAGGGACACGGCGGCGATGGTCGCGAGGCTCATGCGGTCCTCCGCTCGGGGTTGAAGCGGGACAGGACCGTGTCGACGCGGGTCAGTTCGGCGTGCAGGCGGTGCGTGTCCTGGATGGACACCTCGACCTGCGGCGAGTCCATCCCCGCCACGTCCTCGACCTGCTCCAGCGCCGCGTCCAGCTCGCCCTCACGGCGCGGGCCCTGCATCACGGCGGCCAGCTCGTCGAGCGCGGCGATCACGTCGTCGCGGGACTGCGGCTCACCCCAGTGCTGCACCAGCTGCACCAGCGTGTCGGTACGGATCTGATCGACGCGGAGAACGGAACGAAGGTGGTCGGCGCTGAGCTCGAAGGAGAGTTGCGGCTTCGTGGAAGTGATCATCGGGAGCTCCCGGAGTGCTTGCGGTGACGGCCCGGAGGCCGAGAAGAGGAAGGAGGGAGGTGGCCGGTCCGCGCCCAGTGCGGGACACGCGGCGTCGGCGGGCGGCGGCGAGACAGCCGCGACCTACGGTCAGAGGCGACCATCCACACCCACTGGGCGATCCAGAACGCGAGGATCAGCAGGCCCAGGTAGATGACGGCGTGGATCGTGCACCACCCGACCAGCACATGCGTCACGGCGCGGCGTCCGGTTGGGGCTGGTCCCGGCCGAGCCGGTAGTCGTGGTGCAGCGGCGAGTCGTGAGGTTCCTCGATGCCGAGACGCTGGTTGTGCGCCTTCTCGGCGCGCTCCACCGTCAGGGCGTCCAGCAGGGCCCGGCCGCGCAACGGCGGCACGTCCTCACGCAGGGCCTGGGTCGGCGCGATCCGCCGCGTGATCCCATCCGCCTCGGCGCCAACGCCCAGCGCATCAGCGATCAGGCACGTGTCGATCAGATCCGTGCCCTTGTCGCGAGCCTCCGAGACGATCCGCTCGGCAGCCGCCCACTGAGCTTCGCGCTGCTCCAACTCGGCGACCCGGGCCTCAGCAGCCTCCGCGCGCTTCCGCCAGCGGGCCTTGCCGTCCTTGTGGTGCTCAACCTCACGCCGCAGCTCGGGCAGCGTCGTGCGGTGCAGGAAGTCGAGCTCCTCTACCTTCGTCCGCAGCTCGACCTGCTCGGCGGCCGTCTCCGGCGACTGCAACAAGCACGCCGCCTCCAGATCAGCCGCCAACCCCGTAGCCGTCCGCTTCCCCGCCACCTGCGAACCGTGAATCACCCCGGCCGCCGCGTTGACCCGCCGCGGGTTCACCGCTTCACCGCCGCGCGGATCCAGTGCATGACCAGCTCACCGGCCGGGACCGGCACCGACACCAGCACTCGCGTGCTCGTCCCGTCCTCACACAGCTCCGTCGATGCGTGCAGTGTCCACAACTCCACGCCCTCGAACTCCGGGCTCACGTGGATCTCGCCGCCCAACTCCCGCAGCCACTCGCCGAGGTCGTCCACGTCGGCGACCATCACGTGCACGTGGTCCGGGCGCGGAATCCGCACCGGAGCAGGAAGCCCCGTGCTGTCGATCAGGCAGTCCACGGTGAAGGCGTTGCGGTTCTGCGCCAGCGCCCGAGACTTCTCGGCGTCCGGCAGCGGAGCCTTGATGAGCGTCATCACGTGGACGCTCGGGCCGGGAAGGGCCGTAGGATTCGTCATCGATCCACTCCTGTTCTTGGTGCAGTGGGTCTGGGGTCGTCACCGGGTCGCGTCCGGGGCGGCCCCGAGGTCTGTCAGGGGTCAGGTGGTGGCCAGCGCCGGCTTCCGTGCCGCCGGGCGGCGCCGCTGGCGCGGGATGCTGCGGCCGGTACGCGGGTCGCCGGCGGAGCGAACAGCGTGGATCGCGGCCCGCTGCTCGCGGTCGGTCACGATCCGGCCGCGCTCCCCGTTCCGGCCACACAGCTCCGGCCGGGCGCGCAGCAGCTCACGCAGCCACTTCAGGCCGCACTTCAGGACGTAGGCCGTCTCCTGGACGGTCATGTACTCCTGGTTCGGGTCGGCCGGCGGCTGCGGCCGGTGGTACTGGCTCTTGTCCCTGGGCACGGGTCATTCCCTTTCGTGTGGTGGGGGTGGGTCCTCGGTGGGGCGAGGAGGCGTGCGCCGGATGCGTGAGTCGGGCACTTGCAGGGCCTCACGGAGACGGCGGTACGTCTTGGGTCGCATGTCCTTGCGGGATCCCGTTTCGAGGTGGCTGACGTAGCGGGGGCTGATTCCCGCTTGTCTGGCCAGCTCCTCTTGGGTGAGCCCCGCTTGCATGCGCTCCTCGCGGATCGCGTCCCCGTCGACCTCGAAGGTCGTCGGTTGGTGCATGGGTAGAAGCTAACCCAAGTTGACCCTGGTTGTCTACCCTCAGATGACCCTTGTTGGTTCTCGGGGGCCAGCTTGAGGCGCCCGAGCTGACTGATGATGGTTGCCAGATCATGAAAACCGGTCGTTTACCTAGCCGGAACTGGTTGGAACTGGCTAGCCCTGTCAAACTGTCGACATGGCTACTCGGGATCTCGGCCGCCTCGCGAAGACCGTGAAGGCGCACCGCCTGCAGCAGTACCCGTCGCGCGACGCCGCGGCGGAAGCCGCAGGCATCACCAGGAACACCTGGAAGAGGGTCGAGGAGGGCCAAGAGGTCCGGGAGTCGACCTACGGCAAGGTCGACAAGGCACTCGGGTGGGCCATCGGCAGCTGCCTCGCCATCGCCGAAGGCGGCGAGCCTGCACTCGGCGCCGAGGGCGGCGACCCGACGGCCGCGGCGCCGGCGCCACCGCTCAATGCAGACGCCTTGCGGCGCGCGGCCTTCGAGGCAGCGCGGGCAACTCTTCCGTCTGCTCCGATCGGTGACATCGACGCCTTCAGTGATGAGCTTGTGGAGGTTCTGCGAAGGGCCGGTCAGGTCGCCGACACCTCGTGA